TGAAGCTTTGATGGCTGTTCCTAATGACTATTTCTCCGGTTCTGCCGCAGATATGTCAGGGATGCAAGCTGGTACCACATTCCGTCCTGCTTTAGCTGATCTTCGTGTCATCGTTTTGGGTATGAAGAAACGCTTGGTCAAACCAAGAATGGGCAACAAGTATTTGATTATCGGTACCCCAGATTTCTTCTACGATATGGTATTTGATTCCATCGTTGAGAAATTCTTAACCATCAATCAAACCACCAAGAACGTTTATCAAAACACCATGATCCCTGACTTGTTCGATATGACATTCACGGAAACCATGCACATTGATGACAGTTCTGAATTCGTTACTCTGAATGGTTCTACAGCTACTAAAGCTATTCGTGCTTACCGCATGAATGATGCTGGTAATGCTTACGAATATGTAACCATTTACGAAAAAGCATCCAATGGCACAGCCACTGGTTACTACGTAACAACCACAGACACCTTTACTGGTGATAAGTATCGTTTCCCTAATGCAGACTTGAACGCTGTTCCTGTTCTGAATACATGGGATCTCGATGCTTATAATACAGCTAATCCGTCTGGAACCAACGAATGGATGGAATTGAAGGTTCATAAGATTTTGGTCATCGGGGCTAACGCTTTGATCCGTACCAATGTTGAAGGAAAAGACAACGCCAAGATGTTCGTTAAACCGTTAGGTTCAGCTGGAGTTCTTGACCCTATCAATCAAAGACAGTCTATTGGGTTTAAGATTGATGCAGTCGGATTCGGTGTTGAACGTACCGACGCTGTAGCCAAGTATATTTGTGTTCCGTCTCAAAGTAACACCTAGTAGGTGCCGAGGAGGAATGTAGCAAATGGCTACTTCAAAAGAAAAAGTATACACCAAAGAAGAGGTAACAGCTTTAGGTAACCAGGAAACTGGTCTCAGAGAGCAGAATAGAAAAAAGATGTGGAATGTATATAACGAGCAAGAAAAAGTTGCCGTTACGATTAGTCCCTTCTATGCACCCTACCTAGGGGGTATCGCCATGATATCACTCAACGGGATTAGCGTGCACATCCCTTCAAACGGTCAGACATACAAAGTTCCTAAATCACACGCAGCGTTATTGCTGCAATCTATAGCACAGATAGATGCACGTCAGTTAAAACTGAATAAAATGTCCAAAGTTCAAGAAAACTTTGAGCCGTCTATTGGTGCTATGAAAATCATCTAAAACAAGGGGCACTCTAGGGTGTCCCTTTAATTCATAAGGAGGAAACTATGAAATATACAGATATTGTTGCTTTAGTAAATGAAAAGTTGGATGGGGACCGTGTAACGGAATCCCGTCTATTAAAATACATAGACGAAGTTGTAGATGATATAAATGACGCTTTATCTGCGAAGTTTCCAACTTTTACCGAAGCAAAGATCCTTCCTGGGTATGACGGTACTTATACCTTGTTTCCAGATATGTATATACGTACAGTTGTGGTTGTTGGGGCTGCTTATAAGTTCTATACAACTGAAGCAGAAGGTGATGGAGTAGCAGGATCTTATGGAGGTCTGTACAACGCATCTCTGTTTACAATGAAACGTGATTATTTAGAAAGTGTTCCAGAAATCTTCCAGAATCTAAACGCTGGGATTTTAAACGTTCAGAATCGTTATGTGTCCAGCAGTTCTTTTGATGTCTCACAGGCTTTTCCCGATATCGCGTCAACAGATATTACGGTATTGTACGCAGAGATTGCATCTTTGAAAGCACGTGTGACGGCACTGGAGGCTGAATAATGAGACCTCCTAAGGACGATAAGTACCTAGGAGATAACACTAAATTGGAGGCGGCGTATCTACACTCTTTACAACCCCATGCAGTTACCCCGTCTGTTAAGACTATAAATGGGAATTCTATAGTGGGTTCAGGAGATATTGTTATTACGCCAGATAAGCATTACATGCACATCCAAGGAAGTGCTTCTACGGTTTGGGTCATTCCCCACAATCTTAATAAGTATCCTTCCGTCAGGGTATTTACAGGCTTTGGCGATGAAGTTGTTGGAGATGTTGTGTATGATTCAGTTAATCAGGTTACGATTACATTCTCGGCTGTTTTTGCAGGTCGAGCGTTCTTAAACTAAGGAGGACAAAAGTATGGCACAGAAATTTCTTACATCTATTGATTTGGCTCAAAATGAGTTACAAAACGCGGTGGCGCATAATGCACCAGGCGTTCCTTCAGCAAGCGTTAAAGAAGGTACATGGTATTGGGACTCAACCAATCATAAGTTATATATCAATAACAGTGCTGTCTCGGGGACCACATGGCATAACTTAATGCCCGGTACGTTTACCACTACCGTTGATGGTTATGTCCCAAAGACTACAACCAGCAACACTACAGATTTCTTACGTAGAGACGGAACTTGGGCGGCTCCTCCTGCTGGATCTGGGACTGTCACATCTGTTGCAGCTTTAACTCTTGGCACAACCGGAACTGATCTTAGTTCTACAGTTGCCAACGGTACAACTACTCCTGTTATTACGTTACAAGTTCCTACAGCTTCTGCGGCTAATAGAGGGGCGCTGAGTTCGGCTGACTGGTCTACATTTAATGGCGCTGCTACTCATGCTGCTGCTACTACAGGAAATCAACACGGATCTACCACAGTGGGTGCTAATTTCTTACGTTTAACAAACCCGGGTGCGATTACGTTCCCAAGAATTAACGCTGATAATACAGTTACTGCATTATCCGCTGCATCTTTCCTTACGGCTATTGGTGGTATTGGAACAGATACAAATTACTATCCTACAACATTCACATGGTCAGCAGGAACTACTGCGGGGCCTACTGGATCTTTAACCGGTTCTGGGATGTCTGCTGTCTCTTATGCCGCTATTCCTGCAGCCAGTTCAACAGCTTCAGGTATTGTAACTACTGGGGCTCAAAATTTTGCTGGTTCTAAAACATTTGATAATGACGTTATTTTCACTGGTAACATTACAGTTAATGGCACTACCACTTCAGTAAACACTGAGACAGTGACGATCAACGATAATATTCTTGTTCTTAATAACAACGAAGCTGGAACACCTTCACAGGATGCTGGTCTTGAAGTTGAACGTGGAACAAGTACAAATGTTCAGTTGATTTATAAGGAATCGGTTGATCAATGGCAGGCTACAAACGATGGAACTAACTACCATGCGATCACACGTAAATATGTGTATCCTGTTGCTACATCAGCTACCTCTTATGTTATTACACATAATTTGAATACCCGTGATATTCATGTTGCAGTATTCCAAACAGCAACCCCATGGGCGCAGGTTATGGTAGATGTTGAAGCAACTAGTGTAAATACTGCGACAATTAGGTTCAATGTTGCGCCTACTGCTGGCGATTATACCGCCACAATTATAGGTTAATTTATGAATCTGTTAAGTACACTTACAGATGCTTCAAAAATATCTATAGTAGATGCTCTTGGGTATTTTACTGCTACTGATGTTGAGGCTGCTTTAGCAGAGTTATACGGTATGACTGGAGGAGGGGGTTTGCCTGTGGCAAATCCTACCTTCACTGGTACTATTACAGGGCCTTCTGTTCGTATAACAGGAACTGATGATGTTGAGTTAGCTTCTACTACTCATCCGTTTCAAATTGGTGATAGTTCAGGTATTAATATGGCTATTGATGGTAATGAGATCATGGTTAGGAGTAATGGTGTTGCATCTCATATGTATATGCAGGCTAAGGGTGGTGGATTTCATATAGGTTATAATATGACTTATGCTACAGGGTCCAACCCAACAGTATTCGGTTACCCTATTGTTGAAAAGGGGGGGACTGCTCTAAGTTCAGGGTACTGGGTTAAATACTATGATGGTACTATGATCATCAATGCAGAAGTAACTGCAACACTTACCATACAGACTGCGGACACATCCACTGGTGGGTTTACTGTAGCTTCTGCGTCAACATTTACATTACCTGTTTCTTTTGTTAATACGAGTTATACGGCAATAGTTGGTGCAGGGATTGGTCAAATTGGTGGGAGAGTCCAAACTAAGTCAGTTGGTTCATTCACATACTACCCAAGAACGATTACCTCAAGTGCTTCTGCTTCTAGAACAATGCCAATAATCGCTGTAGGAAGGTGGTACTAATATGGCAGTAACAAAGTTTAAAACTACTGGTCGTAAACAAAGAATAGTGTACCCTGAAGGAAACTTCTCTAAAGGGATGCAGTATTCAGAAAGTTTCTTAGATCGAAATACATCTAAGCTTTTGGTTAACTACACAGTAATGGATAGTGGTTCGTATATTACTCCGCGAAAGGGGGTGTATTCTGTTGATAAATTGGTTAGAACAATTCCTAAGACAGATTCTAGAAAGTTTCCTGCACCTCACGCGACATACTATGGAACGTATTTCAGTCAAACGGGAGAAGATGTCCATGGTTTTATTGTGGTTTCATTTGGTGTACCTACCAGTCCTGATTATGAGTACTATTTTACTGTTCCTGGGGCTGATTACTATAACCAAACTATGGGTGGTGGGGTTGGGTTTGTTGGCCTTTATATTAATGACGACGAATTCGTAGCTGTTAATACTACAGGGTGTAATTTTAATGCTCGATGCACCTTCTTTAAAACAGAGCCAAAACCCGTGTACACAGTGCACGATAGCGAATTGTACTTTATAAACAATGGTAAGATCAGTAAACTTCTAATTGAGTGGGATGATACTGCTCTTGAATATGTGGCACGTATAGAAGAGGTTGTTGGTAAAGAAGTTAATCTCACTGAAGCCACCACAATCGGGTTCAATATGTTTGATGATGACCCATACGCATTTGAGAGTGATTATACGGGTATTGTACTTAGTGTTAAAGGAGTTCTTCCTTACGCTAGTGATGAGTTGACATTGAAGTTGAGTGCCAACCTAGGGGAGACACTTGTGTTCAAAACATACTACACTGGGGTTTCTGGAGCATCTTATAAGTATAAGTGGGAGATGGCCTATTTTGGGTCCACCACGTACACGGTTCTTGAGGACTACTCAGATGATAGAATAGTTACTGAAGATCTCCCTACTATTAAACTCTCATTTATTCCCAGTGTTTCTAAGTTCATTCTCAGATGCACAATAGTTCCTCTCAATGCGTCTACAGGTGAGATGGAAGATATTTTGGCTAAAGTAGCAATCTATCCTGTATATGAGTTGGGTATCACTGAATTGTTAGATGTTAAACAATCAGACAATTGGGATCTTGGTACTGCTAAGGGTATGTGTGAGCATGCTGGTATGATGGTGTTGTGGGGGGTTAAAGGCGTTGAAAAGACTATCTTTATTAGTGATGGTGGAGATGTTGAGTATTTCCCTTTCCCTAATAACACATACACAGTTCCTGAAGAGATCCTTAAAGTAGTTAGTTTTTCTGGAAGTATTCTAATTTTCACAGCTCGTAAGCTCTACTACATAGAGGGGACTAAACTCTTTGAGATGTATGGGCCGTACACGCTTATGGATAACGTAGATTTTGAACCAGACGATATCGCATGTATTATGCCTGTTAATACAGGGTTGCTTGTTCGTATGAATGGGATGTTGTATATTCTCGCTAGGAACAGTTATACAGGTAAGATAGGTGATTCAAAGATGGTTAACATCTCTGTTCCAATCCTGGATATCCTGTTTGACTTCCCTAAGTTTATACATCTTCTTAGTGACCGTCTTTATAAGTTTGACGTCACTTGGGGGGAGACAACGCGTATTGTACAGTATGACTTTGTTAATGTTGTTGTAAGTGGTAAGATCAAAAACATCTTTAGGTTCGCTGTTTATGAGGAACTTGATGGGGTTCTTAAACGTTTCCAAATAGACGTAATTGGTGTCTATGATACGTATAGCGGTATTTGGACGTTTGAGACAGCAAGTTTTCCTTACACTGGGATCATAGATTCAGGTTCATCCTTGTATAGTTCTTATGTAAAAATAGGTGCCGATGTTATTGATGTTTATATTGAACAGTTGCTATTTAAATCTACAGAGTGTGTTGATACATATAACTCTATGTTCTATGGTGATGCTGTTAATGATCACTCAGATACCGGTGTTGAAGAATACTATCAAACACTGTCTGCATCTTCTCTATACCGTATTAAGAGAGTCGTTGATGGAGATACAGTTATTCTTGAGGGAGGTTTTGGAGAAGCTACACGCGACATCACGGTTAGATTTAACTTCATAAACACCCCTGAAAGTACTACAGAAGTTCAACCTTATGGGGTTGAGGCGTCTTCTTTCTTGAAGACACTTCTTCCTGTGGGTTCTCTGGTTATCGTTGATTTTGATAGTAATACATCACTCACTCGCTCCGATAGATATGGGCGTATGTTGGGGTGGTTATTTACTACAAGAACAGATGACGGTGCGTACTTTAAAGACCAGCTGATCCAAACACTTGTTGCGGAACGAGGGTATGTTCAATCCTATTATGATTATGGGTGCGTAGACCATACTGCTGTTGTTGAGGCTGCGGTGGCGACAGCAATCACCTCTAAACTTGGGTTGTATGCCAATCTTATGCCAGATGGCCCTTATTACTTGCGTACTGCACAGAGTAATGATATCGTAGGTAACTTCCAGATATTCGATTCTGGCAATAGAGATCAGGATGCGTTTATGGAGAAGAAGTACAAAGAAGTCCAGTTTATGATGTCGAATGATTCCCCTAATGTCCTTAGATTTTATCTAGAGTTCTACGCAGAATCGGTGCTTCGTCAAGGGTATAGATCATACCACATTGACCAAGTAACGGACGCGGCATCTGAAGACTATGGTACAATATATGTGACAGAAGACGAAACGGAGACGTTTGCCTTAGGTAACGAATCAGCGTTATCTTACTGGGAATTAGATTTCTCTGCATTCCCAGATCTTGAAGTGGTTAAGGTGGTGTGTCAGATCAATGGACGGGGGCATTACCCTAAGGTTGTGCTAATATCCAGAAATCAGGCTAACTATAGAATATTAGATTACGCTTGGGTATTTAGAACGATGAATGGTCGTTAGGAGGAAAGAACCATGCCTTATATTCCAAAGTATTTAGCTAGAGAAGAAACTCAATCCACGCGTAATGTTATTACTGCGACTCATTGGAATGAGCTGTTTAATTTGTTAATAACCCAGACAGACTACATGGCCGGGGTTCTTAATGACCTTTTAAATAACGACGTGTATCAGGTTGCAGGGTATCAAGGTATTCCTGGTGAGCCTGGTCCCGAAGGTCCTGAAGGTCCAGTTGGGCCTAGAGGTGAAGGGCTTATTATTAAAGGGATGTACGATACGTATGAAGACCTTGTTGCGGACCACCCTGTTGGTGCTCTAGGTGACACTTGGGCAGTTGGGGATGACATAAGTAATACGTTGTGGGTGTGGGATACTGCATTCAATATGTGGACAGATATGGGAGGAATTGTTGGCCCTCAAGGTAACCCAGGTGCTGATGGTGCTCCTGGTAATGGGCTTATTGAAGGGGGAGAAGTTGGACAGATCCTTCGTAAAGACTCAACTGATGATTACGATCTAGTGTGGTACACACCTGATTGGCTAACTCAAGCGGATCTTGATGCAGCGTTAATTATTGAAGAAGGGATTACTGCTGCTGCTCTTACTACAAAATTGGGTACTACTGAAACAGCAGTTAATGCTACTAAGTGGAATGGACGGCAGGTATTCCAAAGTTCTACAGCACCTGTTTCTGGAATGGTGTCTGGTGATATTTGGTTTAAACCTGCTAGCTAGGAGGTAGTCGTATGCTTTTAACTAATGCTAATGCTAATATATCCGATACAACTCTTACATATCGCTTGGTGGTTTCAGGGGTTGTTGGGGAATATATTGTTGGTCGTATACTTGTAGGATCTACAGTAATAGGAACTAAAACAGAGTATACTAGTAAATCATATGTTGATGTTTCTTATACTGCTGCTTCTCTGTATAGTGCTATAACCACTGCTGGAGGGCTTACTGATAAGGTTACTTTTGAGGTTAGTGAGTTTAGTGATACGGGTGATCCTTTGGTTGGGTCTCCTAAAACGGTTATAAATGGTGATATCACTATTTTTGGGCGTTTAACAGCTGGTACTAGTTGGGTCACCAAGCCCACAACAGCAAATCCTTGGTTGTTGGATTCTGCAAATCCAGTTCTTACGTTGGCTTGGACTCGTCCTCATGCCGCGTTTCACGCACGTGTTATTGTTGATGTGTGGGATGGTTCTGTGTGGCAAAACATATTTAATAGGTATATGTTTGATACATCTTGTAATTTTGATGTTACGCCTTATGTAACAGTTGCTCATATAATTTCACATATGGGGGGTGTATCTCCACGAAGTGTTAGAGTGCAGTTAGGGCACCAAATACAGATATCCGCGTCTAATGCTATAGATATTCCTGGTGCTACCAACATTACTAAGACGTATACCAGTGCAGTTCTTCACTCCTTTTACGAGGGGAGTAAAGTAGGAATACACAGTGGATCTGCTTGGGTAGATCATGAAGCGTATATTTATGATGGATCCTCGTGGATTTTACAGCAAGTTTATGTATATAATGGCACAGCATGGGTAGAAAGTTTGTAACATAAATGGTATAATTACCATAGGAGGACGTTAATATGTCAATCAAAACTATCTTAGAAAGATTTAAGTCGCCTGTTGTATGGATTGGGTTGGGTGCTACACTGTTAAGTGCTGCTCAGATCAGTCCAGCAAATATGACCAGTTGGCCTATTTTGTGGGATAATATTGTTGCTACAGTCTCAAATCCATTTTTGTTTGTAGGTGCTCTGATCGCTGTATTTGCTTTTATTAACAACCCAGAAACAAAGGATAAGTTCTAATGAGTACGCTGTACAAAGACTTCACTAATAATATTTTAGTAGGTGTTAGTGAAGTCTATGTCAACAGCGTCTTCAGTCCTACCCATCAAGCAGTAGATATGTCTCCTGCTGTTGCACTTAAAACTCCAGAAAAAGCTCGAATATCTATGATATACACATCACCTACAAGTGGTGTATGTGTCGAGTTAGAGCATGGTCAGGGGTTTACTACAGTGTATAAACACCTAGTTACTGGTTCAGTTCATGGACGGGTTGGTGACGTCGTTGATAAGAGTTATATCTTTGCAAAAGCTGGTAACACTGGGTCGCTCTCAAAAGGAGCACATGCCCATTACGAGGTGCGTATAAAAGGTATTGCTCAGGATCCTATACCATTCTTACAAGGTAAAAAGGTTATTCCTCCTTACGTTGTGGTGGAAACAGATCTTGTTGTAAAATCTGTTATGCCAGTGCTTCATACTATTACTGCATCAAATATTCGATCTGCTGGCGGATTAGGTGCTCCTGTTTTAGCAGAGACTGAAGTAGGGCAAGACTACCCGTACTTAGGTAAAACTAAGCTTACAAATGGATTCGAGTGGGCTAGAGTAGATTATAATGGCGTTATAGGTTATATTGCTCTTAATTCTCTATGGAACACAATCATCAATCCACCCCCAGTGGAAGTATACAAGCCATTTGAGGGCAGTTTTGACAAAGACGGTATGTCTTGTAAAGTCATAATTAAGCCCCTTCAAAAGTAGTTGCCTATGATAGTCATATACGCACAGCTTCCCACAGCATTAGAGTGGGTTGAAATAGTTCCTATTGGTGATGCCCACGATGGTGATGAGTGCTTCGATGAAAAAGCATTGATCGCTTGTGTGGAATACATCGCTGCTAGTCCAAATAGGTACTGCATTCTTAACGGGGATATGATGAATATCGCATTAAAGAATTCAAAGAGTGATGTGTATAGTGATGTCAGAAATCCAAATAAACAGATTGACCACATCAAAAGCATCTTAGATCCTATAGCAAAGAAGATCCTCGCAATTACTGGTGGGAATCATGAGTATCGAGTAGCGTTGGAAACAACCTTAGATATCTCAGAGATCCTGGCAGCAAGGTTAGGGTGTATAGATCGTTACGCGTTGGACTCTTATGTACTGTTCGTATCTGTCGGTAAGGCAGACACACGAGGTGATAAGATTACCCAACACGTATACAGCCTCTACTGTCATCATGGTTATGGTGGTGGTAAGAAATCAGGATCTAAGTTGAATAACGTTATAAGTCTTAACGATACGGTGGATGCAGACGTATATGTGATGAATCACCTACATACTCCTGCGGCTACAAAATCTGATTATTTTAGATTAGATTACCAACACAAAAAAGCAGTGCAAATTACGCGTACATATGTGCTCGCTAATGCATGGTTAAAGTTCGGTGGTTATGGGCAACGAAAGGGATATTCTCCCAGTACCATTACAATTACACGAATCAAGCTAAGCGGAAGGCACAAAAAGCACGTAGAGATTACCATATAGGAGGACACCATGGTATGAGTCAAATTTCACAAGGACAGTTGCCTACAGTTAAAGAACGTTTAGCGGTCATCGAAACTTTGATAAATGCCATGGTTGAATCCAACCTAAAATTTGAAAGTTCATTGATGGACGCTGTAAAGCGGATCGAAATCAAACAAAATGATATTGAAAATAAGTTGAATACGCATCTGCAGGAGCCTTATACTAACTATAAGGATACAAAGAGGAAACTAAGTTATGAGGTTGTGAAGTACTTCTTGTTTATCGTTATAGGTATTGCTGTTGCTTACATCGGAGAAATCCTCGGAGGAGGTCAGTAATATGCCATCAAATGTTAAATACTCTACAACTACACCAGTTCAAGCTAAAAGTGCGGATGAACTCGCTGCGTTATACGGTGTTAAGAACAAAGAGTCAGACTATGCTGCTGCTTTAGGTGCAGCTACAGAAGCCAAATTTGGTATGTGGGATACACAAACCAAAGGAATTCGTGATCAGCAATTAACTGATTACGCATCGCAGTTTAATCAGTATCAAAACTACCAGAGACAAGGGCGTCAAAACGCTTTGCGTTCTGGTCTTAATCGTGGTAGTGCTGTAGCACAAGAAGTTATGAGTCAGGTTCAAAATCAAGCTTATGGTGCCCAGAATCAAACTGGTTACCAACAGCAGCTTGCTGATATCGCTGCTCAAAAGGGCGCACAAGTTGGTGCTGATAAGTATAATGCAATGGATATGTCCAACCAAACAGGGCTTGCTCTTGGTAGTCTTAGTGCTCAGATTCTTGAAAAAGAAACTGCTGGACAGACAGGGTATCAAAACTATCTTGCTAGTCTACAGGCAGGTAGGGATAGTATTACAGCTAGTGCTGCGTATGGTTCTGGTAATTCCCAACAAGCATATGACTTAGCTCTTAAATCAACTGGTGATCCTGATGCAGCATTTAGAATTGCTTACGAAGGATCTACTATAGATATGGAAAAGAAGAAACAAGTGGATAGTAATGGTTTACATAAAGTAGTCAATGAAGGAGCCGTTGAGACTGGGTACGATGGTATCAGTTATAAATACTCTAGAACTGGTGGATGGAAACCATATAAGATCCCACCTGTTAAGCCTGTCCCTGGATCTAATTCTGGCAATGGTGGCAATACGGGAGTTTCGTTTGATCCTTTAGGCTAGTAAGAATTACCATTAGGAGAACTTTATGACACAACGTCTGCCTACTACACAGAACTTACAAAGTATCCAACCTATAAAAAGCATTTATTCAAGATATCCTGTACAAACGATTAGACCTAGAGTAGCTGCGCAACCTTATGCGCAAGCGTACTCTAGTTCTAGTCCGTTTGCACTTGACTCTTTTTCAGATGCTTTATTTAACAAAAGAGCACGGGAACGTGCTTATTTTGAATCTACAGGGAGTCTTTTAGGAAGTGATCCACTTAGTCAAACTTTGGGTTCTGTTATTGCTGGGTATACACATCTTGTTAAAAACTATTTAAATCCAATCATGGACGGAGATATGAACGGGTTAGTTAGTAACACATGGAACTCTTTGTCTCAAGACTTAGATGTTCTTAGTAATCCTATAAAAGGTATGGTTATTGAAGGAGGAGATTCTACTACTAACTTAGTCTACGGAGCATTGGCGGCACTTGCTGCTGGGGCTGCTACAGCCTTTTCTGGGGGCACTGTAGGGGTTATTCTTTCTGCAGGTGTTCTTGCAGGGGGTGCTGCTTCTGTTGGGGGTGCTGTACTTCAGGATCCCGAGTCAGCCTTACGAGGGTTTCAAAAAGGTCTTGGGAATACTGATTATGGTAGAGTGGTGTATAAGTACAACACAGGCAATTTTGTACTTGATTTCTTTGGTGAAGTTGTCACAGATCCTTTAAACTGGGTATCTGCTTCGGCAGGGGCTCTCCGTGGAGCAGCTGTTTCTTCTGCAGCTACTGGGGAAGTTAGTAGTGGTATAGTTGGTGCAGTTGTGGATTCTTCCACTAATAGTTTTGGACTTTTGAAAGCGTTAAGTAATGTTGATAGATGGGTCACTAGTGCTGTATTAATGTCTAATCCTATAGGTGCTTCCCTTGGGTTGATATCTCTTGCTAATAAGACTTGGGGTTCTGCTGTTTTAAATTCCATGGTGGAGTCCATTGTTAAGTACGCAGAGAAACCTACTGATTTAGAATTGGCTGGTGTCGCGGATGTTATAGAGGTTGCTCGTGGTGCTGTTACAGATATGGTAAGTAAAGTCAGAAATAAGAATCTTTACGAATTAGGTATTCTTGGTAAGACATCTAACTCAGATTTCCTTGATGCTGTTAATGATATGTCGTCGGCACTACGTGTTCTTTCTGGGGACCACCCTGATATTAACTCTAAACTCATTGAACGAATTGTTAAGGATATTGCGTTTAAAACGCCTGGTGAGTTCCTTGAAGGGTTGTCTGAGTACTCTGACCCTGAAGTTGTTAAGAAACTTGTAGATATATTTTTTAATAGAACCATGAAGGTCCTTAAAGATGGACAGATGACGGAAGTATTCCTTCGCCCTGAATTATCTAAATTAGGAATGGGGTTTGCTAGTGGGTACGCTAAATCAGGATTTAAACAGGGGATTGCTGCGGTTAATGGGTTTTTTGATGAAATACTCGCGCACGTAGGTGCTTTTGATGCTGCTAGAGAAGCGTTAAGACACGATTTTGAGGGGATTGATAACCTTATTAGGGGTTTAGTTGATGTGGATAACACAGCAGTATCTAAGGGTACTTATTTTGATGCTGTGTACCAGAGTCTTCTTAAGCGGTCTCCTGATTTTGAATTTGTCGATCTTGAGAAGAATGCTGATAAGTTCCTCTATAGAGAGATACAAAAAAGATATCTTGAGCCTGTAGGTATATCTATGGAAGAGTTTATTGCGTGGCATAAAGCGTATCAGTTGGGTGAGGAGAGTCTAATAGTAAATAAAGATGGGGCGCTCGAAATGGTTTTTGGACTACTCACAGATAACAGTGAGAAGGTCGCTGTAAATTTTGATGACATTCCTGTTTCATTTGATAAAGCGATTGAGGATATTCCTGATGAGGTTATGACACCTGCACAGTTAAACACTATAGATGCTATTGAACATCCTGTTGCACCCACATGGAGTACTGCTGGGCACACATTCAATTCAGTTACACAAGATGCTGCTACGGAGAGTGATTTTCAGGTAGTTAGAAAGTACTCTTTTCTTAAGACGTCTGCCATTAAGATGCTTAATTCAAAGTTGGTGGCGGCATATCAGATTCCTGGTCTTAGCGATAGAGGGGGTAAACAACATAAGATGATGATGGATCTTGGTGCGTTCTATCCACACATTATGAAAGAATACTTAAATAAAACACTTGCTGACGCTACACCAGAGTTTAAAGCGTTTATTGCTAATATATTCTATGACTACGCAAATGTAATGCGAGCCATTAAAGATCCTGGGGCTGTTAAAGGTGGTGCCGAGCATACACGATTTACAACTAAAATAGAACCTGAGTACTTTACTTCAACTGAAGTGGAGGTTGTAAAACCAGGGTTATTAAATAAGAAGTTTAATAAGAACGACGGGCTATCCCCATTGGATCGTTTTTTGATGTCCTATCTTAGACTTGAACGTATTACGTATGATAAAATTGAAAAAATGTTTATAGCTGAAGGATTGGCGGATCATGCTCTTTTAGATATGTTAAGTGACTTCGAGCTTGTAAATCAATCACTTATGATTAGTCAAGATGCAGATCTTACAATGTATGAAGAAGGATGGATTCCTTATACTCCTAACTTAATATTTGAAGCCAGAACAATGCTTTCAGCCATTATTAAGGATGAAGAGTTGGTAGAGCTGATGTCCACAATAATGAGCACAGACAAAAACAGTCTTGGGGTTTTGATTAACCTTATTGCTACATCTACAGTTAATGATGACTTAGATGTGGGCATATACAAAGATGCTAGAGAAGTTGTTGTTGCTATTCGTAGTACTATGAACTATTTGAATATGATAAAGAAAATAGACACTCTTGGTAATGTGTTTAATGAGGTTGAACCTAACCATAAGTTAGTTATGGAGATGCAACAGCCTGCTAAAGTCACTCCTACAGCCGAGGGCATTGTTGTTAAGCCTTTTGAACATAAGGGTAAGACGTGGGATGTTGGTAAGATGTATAAGCACACTATCTATAAAGCGCTTATGAAAAGCAATAAGGAGCTCTTTAGAGTTGTAGATCTTAGTAAGCTCAAGGTGTTGAATCCTGATGATGTTGAACGAGTCGTCAATATGGCCAATGGTTTGGAGACCATGGAATCAGATATATCCATTGAGGTCAGAACGAAGCAAGAAGAATCTTTTAATGCTATTAAAATGCTTTCTAGAGACCTCGCTGACCTAGATTCTTCCCTTATGGAAGTGCACTCTAGATTAAAAGAGTTCTCAGGTGATTCAGCTGATTACATTAAAATAACCAACGCTTTGGATAACATTGCTAAAGGTCGTGAAGCTCTTGAAGAAACAATACACTCTCAAGAAGTAGAGATTGGTGGTAAGTTGGATAATCTTGTACTTCGGGTTAAGGGCATGGAAGATGAGTATAAAAATATTCTTGAGTGGGCTAATGAAGAGTTCATTAAAGAGATGCATAAGATGGTCGAGGATACTTTGAATGAAGATAAGTTTGCTCGTCTTAAAACTGTTAAAGAGCAGCTTGCTGTTGTGTTTGGTCATAAGGGGATCAAGGAGAGTTTAAAAGAAGTTGGAGAGTATACTCAACTTAGCGACTTAAGGAAAGTTATCTCTGAGGCTGTTAAGCATCTTGATCAAGAGGGTGTCTTCTCAGATGATGTTAAAGATGCTCTTGATGGGTTGTTTACTAATTCCATAGTTCCTTTCAGCCTGTCTGAGGACTTTACAGATAAGTTCAGTAGTAACTACTACAGATACGATGGTGCAGTTGTTGCAGAGTATAACAAACTAACTCAAATTGGGATGTCTCAACAAGAGATCTTTGATAAGCTTTCAAAAAAGTATAGTTTAAAGAAGACACAGCGTCCTAATATAGAGTTTAGAAAAGACAATCAACCAATAGCTTTGGAGTACGGTCCTGGTCTTACTTGGGGTAGTACACGTGCTCTTGAAGCGTTTATGTATTTTGAACATGGGTTATACCGTCAAATGCTTGAAGTAGTTAAAGTTGTTGCGGGGGTTAAGACCAAGAGTTTTGTTGGGGACCTAGATGTTATCAGACAGGGTAGAACGTATTTAACACGTAGAGCTCAGTTAATGCATAAAGGAATGGGAGACTATGAAGCTACGATTACTGCTATAGTGGAAAGAACACAAGACCTATTTACTAATGGCGTTGGTAAAGAAACAAGTGATTCATTGTTTTATAAGTATCTTCCTGCAGCATCTTTAGTGTTTATTCAGATGTATGCAAAGTTAAAAAGAATGGATGCGAGTTCTGCGGAGCATTTTAAAAAAGCACTCCGTGGTCTTTATCTTGCAGTAGATAGCAATTTAGCAGGAGATAGTACCCCCACTATAATAGAAGAGTATGAGATGGCTCAAAAAGTACTTAATAAGTTCATAATTGAAGGAGACGATGAGATCAAAAAAGATCCTTATTTATCTACGGTGTTCGCTACACATATTGATGGGTATGATAGGGTAGTCACTAAGGCTAGTAAGAACTTAGTTTTTAAAGGGTTACTTCGTGGTGACGAGTTTCATAAAATCTATAAGTACAGTGAAGAAGATCTTAAAAAGCTATTCAATAATGATTATGCGTATGACTTTTATATTAAACCAATTAGAGAAATCACAGCTATGCTGTGTGGTGGGGTGTATCCTAAAGGCGTAGAAGAGCTTACTAACACTCCTCTTTCAAATGAGTTTGTATGGGATGCAAGTGAGATAACTGCATTCCTTAGAAAGAACACTCAGTTCGACATAGACGATATTAATGATGTTTTATACAAGATGATTGATCCATCTAAGGACACATTGCGTATAGAGAATCATATGGTTGGTGAGGGTGAGGGTTTCGAAAAAACAGAGATTATGAAAGCAACTGGACGTCTTCTAACTAAGGTTGGTGACTTCTTTGCTCTTGTCCCTAAGCGGATTGCTGTTCTTGGTGAGCAGGGTAGATACGTAAATCAGGAAGAGTTTGCAAACTTAATTGATAGGGATAAAGCATCTAGAGAGGGTATGACTCGCGGTAAAGATGGGGAGTATAGTACATCTACTTTAGGTGATAGACGTGTCCAAGCAAAAGGACATCGTAAAGATCTTGACAAAGACATAATACACACAAAAGCTTTAAACGTTCTTCCTAAGGAGTCGGTGTATAACAGAATACCTAGAGGAAAAGACGTTAAGACAGGTGCTCCTGCAATTAAATCTATTCCATACTCTTTTACAAAAGGGGAACCTTCTGGTGTCTCTAGTGCTGCTTATGAAGTTATGGAAGTAGTTTCGCAAATTAAAAGTGTTTTTAAAAACTCAAGAGACTTGGACAATCTTGGTTTAAGCAAAGATGCTTTATTCCACAGATCTCCTGCACAGGCTATTAGAAGTCTTGATGCAGAACTTAATAGACCTACTCCAAAGAATCTTACGTCTTTCCCTTTTGGTGCACCTGCTGATGTTGATTTTAAATCTAATGTGGAACCTATTGTAGGTTATCCTGTTAATATTGTATCTGATAGTGCTTTAAGTTATATTGCCCCATCTAAGTTTATGGAAGGTCTTAAAGAGGCAGAAGTTAATACGCTTGCTAGTTCTGTTATTAAAGACATAAGAGCAATTCGCGATGAACAGAAGAAGATTTTGAAAGAGTTCAAAGAAAAGAATTGGGTTCAATTACATAAGATTATGCCATCTCCATCACAAGCGCATCCTAAACAGGTGACTATGGCTACTGGTGAAACAGGGACAATTATTTCTCCTATGTCTAGTACTGCCCTTCTTGATGAGTTTGATACCCTACAAGATAACTACGAGCAGCTTGAAAAGTTTTTGGAGTTTCTTGTTAAAAACGAAAAGGACCACCTGTTCTTTGAGAGCACGCGTGGGACTACAGCTGCTAGTGGATCTTTAGGTAATAGCTCACGTAGAGGATTGAAAACGGCTGGTGAGCAGCTGCAAAAGAAAGTTAAAGAAGAAGAGTTAATTGTTGGGGACTCACAGGTACTTTATCTTGCAGAAGGTGTGCGTGCTGAAAAATTCCTTAATGACTTTATACGTCTTTCAGGGGAAGTAAGTAAGGGTAGACAACTTACTATCGAGAACTTTTCAAAGATCCGTGAGACACTTCAAAAGAATTTCCCTAGTGTTAAAGTACCTACTGATGTTGTTAGTTTCAACGAGTTCTGCATAGAGTATCGTGCTTCTGCAAATGCTGTTAAGATGATAGCTGAGGATATTATTCGTCTCAATCTTCCAATGATCCAACGGGTAGCTGGTAAGTTTTCTGGACGTGGTGTAGATTTTGACTTATTAGAATCTACAGCATCATTGGCATTAGCTAAGGCTGTTGAAACATATAACCCATCTTTAAGTAGTTTTGCTACTCATGCTCGTATAACTATAGAGGGAGCCATTCGTGGTGAGATTAGAGACACTGGGCGTAGTATGGGCTTTACTAAAAAAGATATAGAGAAGATGGCTAAGTATGGTAAGGAAGTTAAAGACCTCGAAGAGAAGTATGAACTTAAACCAACTGCTACATACAAAGAGGTTATGGATTGCGTTAAGAAACAGATGGGGATTCTCAGAGGACCTAATTCACACTTTACAATATACCGTATGACCCACACCACAGCTAACGATAATGTGCTTTACGTCCGTCATGATAAGCCTATTACGGAGGTAAGGATTCTTCCTAAACTTAAAGGGGTTGTTCCTGAGCTTAATACACTTTTTAAAGTTCCTACAACGTATGGTGGTGTTCCTTCTCGTGGAAGATACGCAATGCTCAAGAGTGTTGGCGAATTTCCTTACAGCGATAGTAGACGAAAGACTATGTATATGGGCGAGATTACATACTACACCCGTGAGTGGAGTCCAGATACACAGGACTTTAAGATTGTTCCTAAGACAGATACTAGAGTATTAAATACTCCTGAGTTGGTTTCTTTAACCAGTTCAAGACCGTACGTTGAAACGATGTTGGCGCTTCAGAAAAATATTGATGGGCTAACAGCTATTCCTTCTGCTGAAGATATCGTTAAGCAACTACATGAAGACAGTAAGGGTTTGATGGAATTGCGTCGTACTTTTATTAAAGACTTTAAGGTTGATTTCAAGTCTGGTTCTCATATAGAACGCTTTGTTGATATCCGAGGTGGACAATCTGTAGTTTCAGGTAGTCTTCTGGGTATGGTTGTAAAAGCTGACGATGGAACTACACCTACTGGCAGTCTTCTTGATACAGTTGTAAAAGCTGATGAAGTTAAACCTGAACATCCTGCAGTTAAGAGTCTTATGGATGTAGTTATAAAGGCTGAAGATAAGGTTGTCCCTATCCAAGAAGTTAAAGCTGGATTGAGTGATCACTTTGTTGCTCCTCGTGTATTTAATCATCATGACACCAAATCGCATAGTTTTCAATCACAACCTGGGTATGTTTACATTGGTAGAGATACTAAGTTTGGTAAGAATAGTGGTTTAGGTAATCCTTTTGAGATGAAGACGCATACTACAGTATACCCTTATTTTAAAGGGTATATTACAAAGCTTAAAAGTAATGAGATATTTGTGTTTGGATCTAACGATCTTGGACACCACCACGCTGGTGCTGCTTATCAGGCCCAACACTCTTTTGGTGCCATTCCAAAGACCCCCTCTGGAATTCAGGGGCAGTCCTATGGTATAGTTACACGAAGTAAGAATCCTGTTACTTGGGATCACACTACAAATCGTTTAGAGGATATCTTTGAGGAGCTCTTAACTTTTGTTGCGTATGCAGATGATCATCCTGAAAAGAACTTCTTATTTACAGATATAGGTACTGGGTTAGCTGGGCTTACTATTCCAGATATAGCTAAGCTGTTCGATAGTATTGCACTCATTCCTGATAACATTATATTCTCAGAAAAGATGTATTTGGCAATACATGGTGGTTACCCTTCTGCTGCATCCCTCAAACGTGTTGAATTAGATCCTAAAGCTGAACGCACTAGAGTTATTGTTGAGTATGAAAAACACTTACGTTCTGAATTGGCTAAGGGCTCAGGTGAAACATATGAAGCATTCCAAAAACTACTTACACGTTACAAAGCGGGTGAGGAACTTTACTTTGGTTGTTTCTGTGCTCCACAACCTTGTCACGGTGACATTTTACGTAAAGTATTAGAAGAAGAGGCTGGTAGTCCTACACCTGTTACTTCTACGGTTGTTGATAAGGCTGAAGGTAAGTTGACTGAAGATGATTTGAAGAATGTGTTTGTAGTTCCATTCTCGGAAGATAAACAATATAACATATACAAAAATAAAAATGGTGAAGAGAAGATATTTGGTATGGGCACTGGTTTTGTTGGTCCTACAGGAACATGGTATGGTGGGGAACAACATGGGATAGTATCAAATATTCTTATCTCACATATACTAACTAAAGAAGAGTACCGTGCTTGGCAAGATGAACTTATTGAAGAAGATCCTTATGGAGGAGATGGTGCTGAAGATGCAGTAATGTCTAGAAGCAATGATAATTCAATTAAGTTAACCAAAGAAGGGTATATTCTTATGGTTGATGGTGTTCCTGTAATGATGGGTAAGGAACCAACACTTCAACAATACACTGCACTTAAAAGAAATTTTGATACTCTTGTGTTACAAAAAGACAGCGGTGCGATTAGTGAGAGTCTAAAAGTACAGCCGTTTGATATGGTTGTAAGGGAAGATGGTCGTGTCACTACAGAGGATTTAGTGTTTAAAACATGGGGTGAAGTTGAAGATTATTTGAAAAAAGGATGGGCTGCCAAGAGAGCTAAAGAAACTCCTGTTGCTCCTGTCGTTACTCCTACAGAACCTGAAGCAGCTCCAGTAGAGGTTAAGAGAACAATACCTACAGCTGTATTGGATATGATTGTCCCTGGTGCTATTATAGATTTTAGCAAGAATGGTAAGCACCATTTCTTAAGTAATATGTATAAGTACAAAGTATCATGGAGAGGTAGAGAGTACCCTAGTTCTGAGGCTGCTTTTCAGACAGCTAAGTTTACTAATGCTGAAGATCAGAGTGCAGTTGCTCTGGCTGTAGATCAATATGGAAAGTACAGTGGATACGCTAGTAAAAACAAAGCCAAAGAACTATACAATACTTACTCTAAAGCTCCTAACCCTAAACCTGGTGAAGAAGATCTTTCGAAGCGTCTTACTCCTAATTGGGAGCTTAAGAAGTTTGGGGTTATGAAAGAGATACTTACTATTAAATTCCAAAATAAAGTTCTTAAAGAATGGTTGTTAGGCACTGGAAGTGCTCCTTTAGTTGAGACAAATACATGGGATGATAACACTTGGGGGGTCAGTAATACATCGGGTCAGAATATGCTTGGGCGTATGCTTATGCAGATTCGTGGTGAGTTAGGTGGGACTGGCGAAGTTACATGGAAGAAAGATTTAACGGATGAACAAGTTCGTCCTATGGTTAAAAAGACATATGCTACAGCTAATGGGTTCTTACCTTACGCACTTCGTCCTGGTGTAGACTCTGCAGCCATGGTTGGTTCTAGAGATGGTATGATAGGTAAAGCTGGTAAACAGTTTGCTACTGAGCACTATAAACAGAAGCACAGCGAATTAGAAGAGATCATGGATCTTATGAATGCTTGCGGGCTTATCGTTAATTCTGGTGGGGCTCCAGGACCTGACGATGTTGTCAGTGAAAAAGGCATTATTGGAAGACGTAAAATCTTTGTACCGTGGTACAAGTTCACTAAAGGAACTACTAAGGATAGTGGTGATGTTGGACTTTTAAGAGACACTGCTCTTTCAGATGAAATAGTCTTGGATAATATGGGGAATAAGCAACAGGCATATGTAATTTCACGTAAGTACTTCCGTGGTAATCTGGATATGCAGAGTAAGGGTGTACAGGCGATGATGACACGAAATGTCTATCAGGTACTTGGAGAAGATCTTAAGACACCTGTTAGTTTTGTGGTGTGCTGGACCCCTACTGGGGACACTAAAGGTATTGCTCCTGGTGGTACTGGACAGGCTATGCGTATTGCTCAAGCTTCTAATATTCCTGTGTTTAATATTGAGAACGAATCAGATCGTCAGACTCTTATTAGATACCTTAGAAAGATGAAAGCACAACAGGATGCTGGTGTTGTTCCTGAGGTTTCAACTGTCTCTAATAGCCAATTAGAGATCGTAGACGGTAAACGTTACGAAACAGGTATTGAGTACGGTACTCGAGTTCAAAAAGAATTGTTTGATGCAGCTAATAAAGAAACTAATGAGTTAGCTGATCATGATGTTTGGACGCTAGAGGCCAAACTAAAGACGAAGAGTCCTGAAGTATACGCGTGGTATGTTAAAACCTTTGGAGATGACATAACAGAAAATATGGCATTAAAGAAAGCGTACTTTACTCATCCTACGCTTCCTGAAGATATTGATTACACTAAAGTATATCCTTCTGTTAAAACAGCTAGAGAAGAACTTGGTAAGACACGCATCGCTAAGGATAGAACATCTGCAGCTTTGTCGGCATTACGCACAGATAAAGCTAGACGCAATAAGATCCTTAAAGAATCAGAAGAGTCTGCAAATGCCCGTCTTTTGAAGCTCGTTAAAAAGAACGAAGAAAATCTTCCTTACATCAAAGAACTTATGGCTACGGCTGAACAGTTAGTTGAAAAGATGACGTTTATTAAAGAACAGCTGCTTGAGCATGAGACGGAGCTTAATAAGTTAAGAGATCCTTATCTCGTTCAAAATATTAAGATGGCAAAGTTAAAGACTTATGGTGTGGATATTAGAAATCCTAAGAGTATGGAAATTATTAACGAGTATCTTGACGGAGACCATTCCAAATCCTGGTTCATTCTTAACTATGTTAATAGTTTTGGTAAAGACCAATTTGATACTGTTAAGCAAGAAGACGGGTCGTTGTTTGTTAATCCTGCAGTATCAGATAAGTTAGAGTCAGGAACTATCATTAAAGCTGGGCGTATAATGACTCCTGTTTTTGATGAAAACGATCCTATTATCGCTAAGCTCAAAGCACGCACTGAAGACCTCATAGTTGGATCGACCAGTATCCCTTCTGAAGCAGTTAAGAATTTTGGTGATGATGAGAATATGGCGTTCTTGTTTAAACTTATAACTGTGGATCCTAAATACGATATAGTGGTCAAAAGGGCGATTACAATCATTAAGGCGTATATGAATGAACAGCTTCAGTTAGAAGCTATGGGTGGGACTACTGTAAGATTCTTAAATTCCTATGATAAAGATAGGATGTTTGATATGTTTACTAAAGGGGTTCCTAGTTATATTGATTTCTTAAATGATCCTAATGTCCAAAAGATGATGTATCTTGAGAAGATATCTGAAATTATCTCACGTTTCTTTAAGCCACAAGTTAGTGAAGACGGTGATTATACCCCTTCTGTTGTGTCCAGACTTAAAGGGGGTCAACAGAAGATAGATGAGCTTTCTCGTGAGTATGGTAAGTATGTCATTAAGCCTAAAGCTACCACGTTGATTGATGACGAAACAGGTGTAGTTACTCAAGTAGATAACTTCATTGCAGGTATAATCGCAGGAAGTACCACTGTTGGGGCTACCAGTTTCTTGTCTCCTTCTTCTTCTAGTTATGGTTTGATGCAAGGTAAGATTAGTCTTGGCGGTCAGAAGTTAGAGAAACTTAATCCTGAGATGTTTAAAGGGTGGTCTGCAATGTCTGACAAGCATAAACTGACTTATCTACGTATCAATGGTATAGATATTAGAACACCTGAACTTCTTCGTAGTGGACTTATAAACTATCTTAAGAAAGAGATGCGTTTTGAGAATGAATCTCGTAATCTTGGGGGGCATAGAGCAGCTATGGATAATGCTAATTTAGAGTTATCCCTTCTTCATGGGGATTACACTAAAGTTCTTTACACTATGAAGAGCAATACCGTGTTTGGAGCTAATGCTCTTAGACACTTGTTTGGTAATAAGACTGAGTTTACTAGTGATGAGTTGTATAACGAGATGATGAAGAACACTCATTTGTTAGATATGTTGAGTAATCTTAACATCTCGATACATAGGAATACTACTAGATCAGGAAGTATGGCAAAACCAGTAGGGTATGAACTCATCAGTAAACAGGGTGTAAGCACTCTACAACAACTTCTTGATTTTGGTAATAAGAAATACGATGTGGTTGCATCTTTACTTAAGGCCAACGGTTTAGGTGAGCGTATTATGATATTTGAAAATGTTTTAGGTAAAGGGTTTGATCCTCGTAGTCTTAACGAACTTAAACAATGGTATGGAGTAACTTTTGAACGATTTGTACATCCTAATGGGTCAGTTGTTTGGGCGTTTATTCCTGATAATACTAATAAGTTATACCAGGATGTAGTTCCGTTAACAGGTATGCTTAAGATGAATGGTAGTACGTTTACTACTGGTATGGATAAAGAGACTATCAAAGCATTCGATGCGGTTCAGTTAGAGATGAGTGTTATGTCTACTCGTCCTAGTCCTCTGTCTTGGAAGGATGGTCCGTTATTCCGTTGGAGTGATGAGTATCTTCCTAAGTTTATGTTAGATGCTAAGATCATTACAACAGAAGAACAGTTTAAACAGGTGTCTTCTCAACTGCAGGATTCTGGCAATCTTCCAATAAGTATTCTTGGCGGGTACGAGGATTTAAAGACAATTAATCCTATGCTTCCAAGTTCACCATTTAGTATGATCATCTCCTCAGCTATGAGTATGAGTGAGCATACTTTGTCTAAGAGCTACTTTATTAGACAATTCTTTCAAGAAGAAAATAGGCTTCCTGCTCGATTCCAATCGGATGATCCTAAAGTTATTTTTGAGAGGTATAAGGGGATCAGTAAGTACAGAACAAAGAATGACAATGGCTTCGTGGTTGTAGTACTAAATAGTAAGTACCAACTTGTGGACCTAGTTATCAATAGTCCTAAAGATGTTGCTAGTGCTATAGACAAAGGTGGTATGCTTATTAGTCAGGTGCAGTTTGTAAAGATGTTCCATTTGTTTAATAGCAATAGACTTCCTAAAGTTATTGATTGGATCAATCGAAATGTGAACTCTGTATTTAAAGCAGGTATGATGTTGTCTCCTGCGTTTGTGGCTAGAAACATGGTAGATAACCCTATTAAGTTATTGTTTAGATTCGAGGGAGGGTTGGAAACTATTGGGTATATCCCTCTGTTCATGGGTGTGTACATTCCTACATGGCGAAGAATCGTTGAAGCGTTGTGGGAGTTTGATAAGAAGAATGACCGTATAGGCAAATTGGAGTATATCAGAGATTTAGATGCTGAGGATAGAAATATGTATAAGGTTGTTGCTTCAGCTATTGAGGCTCAAGTAAGTTTTGGCCCTAAAGATCAGTTGATGGATATCAGTGTCATCTCGGAAGAACTACAAGCTAAGGCAGATCGTGGAGTGACTCGTGAGAAAGCTTCAGTTATTCAGGAAGCTGTATGGAATTTTCCTCCTCTTAAAGCACTGCTTGATTTTAATGGGTTGATCGAAAATAGTGCTAGATCCGCTTTGTTCCTTAGAGAGTTAAAAGAAGGAGCTACGTTCTCTGGGGCTGCTAAAACAGTTGCTGAGTACTTAATCAATTATAATACTAAGAATATCTGGGAAGAAGATATGTCAGTTGTATTATTGTTCTGGATGTTCAAGTTACACAATATGGTCTTCTGGGCAGATCATGCATTGGATAACCCTGCTGTTCTTAGAGCTATTCTGGACCTAGTAGATCAATCTTGGCTTGAAACAAAGCGTAAACAGATGCAGGAGTTAACAACGTATCAACAGGCAGCGTATAACTCAGGCAATATTGCATTGGGTTCAACGATTGCTAAGTTAAATCCTTCGTTCTACGATGCAGTCATGTCTCTTACAGATATTATTAAAGATCCTTATTCTAAGATAAATCCTGTTATTAGAGATGTAGTGTCCGTAATGTCTGGTAGCACAAAGGATATTCAGATGCCGTGGGATGGTTTAGCGTCTAAAGCTGAGCATGTTATGATAGGTGTTCAGAAGCTAATGCAGGATCAGGAAGTTAGTATGCCAGATATGTTACCAGGTTTCTTTGGGACTAACTATATTATGAATCCTCCTGCGTCTAAGATGCGGACTAGATATGGATTGAGGGTGTCCTCTAATACTTATCGTAAGAATTTCTATGGGAATATTTGGACACGTTCATTAAAGGCACGTTCATCCAATACGTCATTCCAAGGTGTTATGTCTGATCTTAATTATAGGATGGGTCAGAATAAGTATCGTAGGAGATAGGAGGATAATATGGCAAAGAAATGTAAGCCTAAGAAAAAAGGCAAATAGGCATAAAAAAAGCAGGTGTGAGCCTGCTTTTAATATTCAAAATTTTCATCTACTTTAGGTATTTCTGCTCCACCAATTAGGGACCATTTTGTCTTTATCTTTAACTTTAGTTCCCTAATAAATCGCTTATCCGCTGGTATGACGTATATTTGTAGGACCCAGTCCTTTTCAAATAAGGCACAGAGGTGACCTGCGTCTGCCTTAAGAGCCATAATCTGGGTCTGCAACTGGGTGTAGTAGTATGACGGCACACCGTGATAGGCCGCTTGGGCTTCGATGTATGCTTTAATGTCCTTAGCGTCGGAAACGAAGGGTTCTCTATTATGAACCACTCCTGTATCGGATCGCGTCCAATATTTAGTGCCAAAGGTTGTGACGTATTTAATCTCGACGGGTCTACCAATGTCATTAACCCCATCGAAGTTAACAGTAAGACCTGGCATAACTTCAAACATATCCAATGGCTTGTAAACTTCCTCATTGGTCTCCTCCTGGTATTTCTTAAGAATGAGTGGTTCTAGATCTTTACCTTTTCTAACTGATGGAAGTTGCCCAATCTTCTTGTCCTCTTCGGTCAAGGTTGGGCAATTCTTTTCAGCTATGAGTTCGTCCATGGTTTTAAAGCCTAATCCAAATAGACTAGCTACATCGGATGCTCCAAAGGTCTTACGACGTATTAAGGCGTATTCTTCTTCAGTCAGCTGGTCTACTCTGTGATGGTAGATCTTCAGGTGATTCGTTGCGGACATGGAAAGTGTAGAAGTGTACGGCATGTCTTATGGCATCTACGATATGATCTACGATCTTCTTATCGTCTATGTAGCATACTTCGTACGTCTTATCTCCTTTCTGATATGATTTTGTAGTTAAATATGTTTTCTTTTCTAATAGGTAGTTGGGCCATCTGCGTTTAACAGATACTGCTGTTTGAAGGTAGAAAGGTATTCCTGACTTCCAACAATGGTATTGCATAAGGCCTATGAGCTTTGGTGTCTCAAACCTACTGTTGATTTGACTCGCTGCTCTATTGGCATAAAGCATATAGTCTTCACATACTACAGTTAATTCTGTGCTTGTGAAGTGTAGCGAATCAATTAAATTCAGGTGTTTTGCCCAATGTTCTTCTGCTGATAGGACTTCACTGGCGTCTATTTCACCATAAGCTGTGAATTTTCCAGTGGCTTCATCTAGTAAGGCGTATCCTGTTATTCCTTTTCCTTCATTGAAATTTCCTGAAGGATCAAATGAGAGTATCATTTTCTGTAATTCCTTTCGTAATACAATCTAGCGGCACTGGAGATCTTTTCTTCAATGAGGCGTGCTGTATCTTTTAGGTCTCTTTCGGCATGTGTTCTTTCATTTGGAGTTAAAGGCCGATTAAGGGTAATCTCTACTAAGCTAATCAATGTATTCAAGACTGGATCCAACAAGTGTGAACCTCCTCTTCTCAGCCCAGGTTGTCTCTGAGATTTCAGCTTCAGCTACAATAGGCACATAGCTGTCTGGGACATCTTCCATGATCTCTATTAATTTTGGAATTAAGTAGGTTTCATCTTTTGGCATAATGAATGAGATTTCATCATGGATATTCATTTGCATCTTAGTCTTGTAGTCTTTTAAGAAGGCATGGAGTAGGGTAATCTTCTCTTTTAGAAGATCTGCTCCGGATCCCTGAACAAGGGCGTTGGCTCCGTTGTGTCCATTAGTGCCGTAGTATTTACGTCCGAATAGATTCTCGCCGCAAGAGCCCCGGAATAGATCTGTACAATATCGTTGATATTTGAGAACACCGGGGTAAGATGTTGCATATCCATTATAGATGTCTTCAGCAAAGGCTCTGGAGTAACGTGGAAACATCTTATGGAGTCTGTCTGCTCTGGCTCCGTAATTACAGGCGAAGTTGGTTCGTTTTCCAACTTCACTTCTGAGCTTTTGGAATTCTTTTGAGCTTGGATCCAGATCTGGGAAGATTCCCGCAGTTGTTTTAGAGTGGAGATCTGTTTTAACCCAGGGGGTTCCGTCTTCATCTCTGAGCCAGATTGATACTGGTAAATCTGTTGTTGAAATACCCAGTTCCAGTCTGGGCTGCTTGCGGTTGTAGTTCCGCTTGTGTTGTTCGTTGTTGTAGGCATAAGGTTCTCCTGTTCTATAGTGGTGGCACTTATAAGGGAAGTACGCACGACATAGATTTAAATCTGGTTCGTCCAAGAGTATTGTGTATAGGGCTTGGATACGTAGTTCTATCTGAGAGTAATCTAGGTAGAATAAATACGTTCCTTCTTCTGCTATAAACATTTTTCTTGGGTGGAACAATTCGTTTTTGTTGTAGTCTTTGATTGGGCCCTTTGGGAACTGTTGAAAGTCAGATGTGAATCTACCTGTTACGGCTCCAGCTGGGTTTAGTCCTGTATACATGTAATCAAAGACCTGCATTTCTTTATACGCCCTCATAAGGTATGTTGTATACCATTTAGAGAGGGTTCTTAATTCTAGGATAATACTGATGAAGGTTATTGCTTCAGGGTTTTGCTCTGTCTGTTCTAAGGTGTACATTAACTCGGACAACACTTCTTCTTGTGTATTAGGCGTGTCTGGTAAGTTGAATCTAGTTCTTAAGAGGTATAGCAATACAGCATTTTGATTTGCTGTTACTGGGGTCCCTGCTAATCTTAACAGATGCTCTTGTCTTTCTCTGATGTAGCTTTTTAGACGAGCTTTTGCCTCTATCACATAAGGCTTATTCATCTTAAATCCTTCTCCAACCATATCGTATATAGGTATGATTAGTTTCTGCTCAGCTTTAAAGGTGATCATTTGTTCTCTGAGTTTGACTATAGGCATAAGCTGTTCATATATCTCATGGGTGTAGATAACATCATACTGAGCATACTTCATTAGGATATCCCTTGGGATCATATCGTAAGGGATGTCTTTAGATGTTGGGAAGTTCTCCTTCATATTTCTAGCAAGACGAGGAGGAAGGCTGTTATACCACTCCCTGTAGGCTAGTTTGTCTTCTTCAACTAAGTCATCAATGTCATTAGGGAAGATGTCTAATGTCTGTTCCATTCTCTTTTTGTTTGGAACTTTAGTTAAGAGTTGCTGTTTATACTCTTTTGCTATTTTAGCACGCTCAGTGTTTAGTATCTTTTCGTACTGATTAGCATCTTTGTCTATGAACTTAACTGCAAACTCTTTTAGTTTTAAAGATGCTCCTCCTGCTTTTACAGGCAAGGCATCTGTTCCTAACCGTATGATGGTCATAGTGTCTGCAATATTCGTATGTGGGATCTTCTTATAGACATTCTCTAGCATGTGTAAGTCAAATACTACATTGTGTCCTACTAGAAGTCCATCTGTCGTTGCAGTGTAAAGTGCTTCGATAAATCTATCGTTGCACTCTTTGGTATGGGTTGTTAGGTCATAAGCTACGGCCAATCCGCAATCATTATCTGCTGCCATTGCTAGTGTGATTACAAAAGGCTTATCATTTTTTAAGTTTAAGCCCGTTGTTTCTGTATCAAATATGATAATCTGATTTGTTCTGGCAAGATGCACGTTTATAAAGCTTTGAGGATCCTCTAAGATCATCTTACTCCACTTTCTTAAATACATTGTTGAATCCTCCTATCTTTACGATGGTGGTGTTTCTATTCACACTCTTCATACATTTTCTAAACCTTAGTGTAGGCATAATGAATTGTCCTTGGAAACGGACAAATGAGCCTTGAACCAAGTGGTTGATTTGAGAGTTGAAGTGGTCTGTGCTTAAACCTGTTGCTGCCATCAATTCGTTTCTAGTGCAGGTTGAGCTTCCTTCTAATTGGGATAACAGGGTAGGGAATGTGATGTATAGTTGTTGTAATGCGTGTATGCCATCATCATCAACCTGTTCAAACCTACGTTCTGTGTTCACATATTCGTGTAATCTAAAAGTCTCATTATCGTAGATCTTGGTATAGAACTCTATAGCAAAGTTCACATGCTCTTCAGTAACTACGATAGATTCGTAATCTTCTGAGGCACTTACGACGTATCCTGCTACGGCTATGGCTAATCTGGTTACTTTCTTCCATGCTTCTGTTCCAAATATCTTAATATGTGAGTCATATTTTTCGTTAAGGGCGTTGCACTGATTGATTACAAACGTTTCAACATCCTTAGATATTATGACTTGTTCTGGTTTTCTACTCCATATCCATCTGATCCTCGTTCTTAAGTTTTCTTCTGGAATTGAGTCAGGTTGTTCCCAAAATGGATCCATGGCTGTGCCTCTAAATGCTTGAACTAACATGATGTCGAAGCGAGCGATGTCGGCTGCGTCACCTATTAAGTCTGTTAGGATCTCAATACCATTAGGGTAAGATGTGATGGGGCGTGGTGGGCCTGAGGGAGCAGAACGAGTGTTGGTTAATGATACCATTCGCACGAGAGCAGGAAGGTCTAGGACGCCGTTTACGCGGGTTATTCTTACTCTTCCAGATGACTTAATGTCTGTCAATTCTTTAAGGATTTGAGAGTTACATTTGGCTAATTCTTCAAAGACTATCAATCCCCGGTGGTTTTGAGGGATTAGTCCTGCTCTTGTTTGAAAGGATCCATTCACTTTATTACTACCACCTATGATGCCTGCAACTGTTGCAGACGCTCCTGCTAAAGATGTAAAGACACCTAATCCGTATGCCTTCTGTAGGGCTTCGGCTGTTGATGATTTACCTACTCTGGATTCAGTTACAATGATTGTATCTAAGTATCCTCTTATGTTCTTAAAGTTTCTAAAGTTAAATTCCAGCACGGTGTTATAGGTCAAATCAATTGCTTGAATGAGGGTGGAATCGGTGTTGAATTTAGTGAGCCCTCTTACACTATTGGTCAGGGTCTCTACTTTTTGCTTTACGTTTCCAGGTAAGGCTTGGAAGAACTTTAGGTTTTTAATAACAGAATCGGTTACTTTAAAGTTGGTTACTGAGTCAGTTGCTTCTGATACATTGAGTATGATCATGATTAGTCGTTGTCCATCATAAGGATGTGGGACTAAGCGATAGGTTGCTTTATACTTCTTTCCACTCTCTAATTGCTTTCCTACTACGTAGGCAGTGTACTCTAGGTGGTTTGTGGTGTTGTTAGATGTCTCTAACAGGTCTGTAACTGAGCACTTGTAAACTACTTCTTTGCTTAGTCTTCGGACTACAACTCCTGGTTCTTTTGCGGGGACGCCAGAGAGTTCTTTTATATTCTCTTCTACGACTTCTTCTACGAATTTGTTATCAATTAGATGGAGTATGTCTTTCAAGGTGTTCTCAGATAAATACCAGGATCTTGTTTCCTTTAGTTGCATGTGTTCATTTGGCTTGTTGTATGTAAACTTCTTCTCGCATATTACTGCGGTTGGAACTACATAGGATGCCTCGTTAGTTGCTATGATTTGAAGGTTAGATCTTACTGTTTTGTTTATGTTTTGAGGACGGGCGGCTTCGTTTAAAGTAACGGTAGGAGTAATTCTTTCCATCTGTGCTTCACATTCTTCCTCGGTAAATACTGAGGCTGTTTCGATGTAATGGATTAGTTGTTCTCTGGTTCCGTCATATTTAGTAAAGAAGTCGGTGATGTCTTCACCTGGTTCTACACATACTTCATGAAATCCTTTAACGATTCTAACTTCTTTTGCTAGGGGTTTTAAAGACGCTGCTATCTTTTGGGCCCCTGTATGCCCTGCTTCGTCATTGTCATAAGCAATGGCTATTCTTCTGTTTTTAAATGGGGCTGTAAATACAGGGGTTTTCATCTCACCACCCGTTAAAGTTATGGCATTAAAGCCCATGGTTCTAGCTACAGCCATGTCTTTTTCTCCTGCACATAACAGTGTCCATCTGTCTGGGTTACTGTTCTTCCATAAATCAAATGGTAGAACTAAGCCAGCGATTGAATCTTTACGCCCTCTCATTTTTGGGAATTCTTTTGGACGATAGTTGCGTATATCTAAGACTGTTCCGAATAGGGTGACAGGGAAAGAGATAGCTTTACCATCTTCAGACCTAATCAATAGGTCTTCAATTACGGCGTCCGATATTCCTAAATCATTTATTTTGGTATGGATTTCTTTTGGTAATGAGGCGTACTCCTTCCACGCGTCTATGGTTTCATTTTTATCAAATGCTTCTTTTAGACGAGTTGCGATCTCATAAGAAGTATTTAAAATTTGAGATATAAAGCCTACTTCGGACAAAGATTTTCCACAACTTAAGCAGTGATAAACGCCTTTTTCTAAGTTAATTCCAGCAGAAGGATTAGATTCATAATACTCTAATCCATTTGTAGTCAGGTGAGGGAAGGGACAGCAAACCATTGTCTCTTCCCCGCTGAATACTGTATCACTGAAATACTGTTCAAAGAAGGACATTAATACATGTCGTCGTTGTCAGCAGCTTTTAATTCAGGTTGTGGATCTGCAGCTGGAACTGATGCTGCTACAGGCGTAGTTTTGGCTTCCATAGGATAGTAGCCATCAAACTTGTTTGTGTCGATGTTTACAAATTTTGTCTTTCCATCTGCACTGGCTTTTGTGACTGTTGCCACAATAAGTTTCGCTCCTACACGGATAAACTTTGTCATGTCTTTTAACTCAATGACGCCTTCTGGACGAAGGTTAAGAGCTAATAAGAGTTTGGAAAGCTTATAGATGTTAATCTGGTTGGTCTGGTCATCCATGATTTGATCAAAGATGAACTTTCCTTCTGGGATTGATTTAAAGCGTAGTTTAAGCATTGGGTTACCGTTGCTTGATACAGCGTATTCTACTTTCTCGATGGCTACATTGTGTAGTCCATCAGCAAGTTCAACATCTGTGAAGCCTGATGGCTTCGTAGTTGGGGTTTGACTTAGGTTAAACGGCATTGTTCTTCTCCTCTTCCTCTTGGAAGTTATAATTCGGTGGCGTTAACAAGGTTTGCAGGTTTGTAACGGTGCTGAATATTGTCTGCATTTTTTGGTTATGGTTGCGTTCCATCTCTTGAATAACTTTAACAACTTTCGCAGAGTACTTACTGTAGTCGTTACGAATGTTGATTACGTTTTCTTTCTCTATGCTAAGTTCTTCTTTAAGGTTGTCAAGAGCGTTTTCCATTTGACTGATGGTTTTCTGATTTTGGTAGTATAATCCAAGCAAATCGTTTTTTGTCAAAGCTGCGATAGCGGTTGGTGCGGCTTCAATATGGTTTGAGGCTTCTGTCTGCTCTGCATGCTTTGCCTTTTTGATGTATTGTCTCGTCATTTAATTGTCCTCCGAGGTTAACTGCAAGAACATGGCCTTTAGATCTTTTAAAGGGATGTCCGTAATCTTTGTATCCTGATGGTTGAAGTTTCCTTTGATGAGATTCCAAACATTCTTTTGATTTGGTTTATTCTCACAATAGTCTTTTACAGCCTTGATGTATTCTTGTTTTTGAAGTTCTAATAGGGCTTCAGGATCAGCACCTTCTTCAAGGAATAAACGGATCTGTTCCACTAAGGCAGGAGTGAATTCATAGATTTCATCACGAATAAGCATAGGGTAACGAGATTTAATGATTCTGGCTTTAGGAGCAGCATCTGTAGATCCAGATGATACCATACTTAATACTAAGTCTGGTTCATACTTTAATCCTTCTACTTGAATCTGTTGTTCTCCAAGAGATTCAATTCTGGATTTGTTAGTTACTTCGTCAACATTCTGAGCAAACTTTTCTTTTACTCTTACTGTTGTGATTACGTGGTAACTAGAACTTCTAATCAATTCAAATAAGGTATCTCTGTTCTTTACAACATTAGGATCATTCCAAGCCGCGAATTTGTTTCTGGTTGTATCAACTGCATTAACCATATCTAATACGCCACCTTGTCTATTCCATGCGTGTGTTGAACTGTCGAAGATGATTGCTTCGGATCCTGCTTCTACTAGAGCTTGTGCAGCTGCCTTGTAGTAAACTGGAGCGTATCCATCATCATCGGTAAGATCTACTTTATTAAATTCCCCACAAATGTCACCTGTGTTAAGGCGTTGCCCTACCATCAAGTCTGCGGAACGGTTTTCTGTATCAACCATCCCTACTTTTGCCCAGTCTTTTCCGACTAAGGCGTTTGCTAGAACTAAAGCTAAGCCAGTCTTACCATTTCCTGTAAGACCTTCAATCATGATAGACGCTTTGACTTTATATCGTTGCGCCTTTCGGACTGTTGCATGAAAATGCTGTGTCATTAGTTACCTCCTAGTACTTGTTCTTTTGACGACTCCAATTAACGATCATCTTTTCGGTGTATGCTACAGTGACATCTTCAAGAGACGCTCCTGTAATACGCATAACAATTCCAATAAGTTTTCCCATTCTTCTTCCTGCTGTTTCCATCTGAATCATACTGTATTGATCTTCAAAGTGGATATGGAACACATTGGGTTCTTCTGAGTTTTTTAGTTCTCTCTCAATTCCGTAAATAATACTGTGTTCTAATTGATCTTTTTCGCGTTCTACTACTTCTTCTGTAGGTAATAACGCTGTGACGTGATGGTTAGCAAAGAATAAGTTGTAATAGGAGAACCAGAATGCGAGCACGTCTGCGAGTTCTTCTAAGATCTTGGCTTTATCCATCTCATAGGTGGATTTCCACCATTTCCAGGGTAATAGATTTAGAAGTTCTGCAATCTCTACATTGAGAGCTAAGATATACTGTAGCATTGTAGGCTTGTAGGCTATGGAATCGTCAAATTCTTTCTGAATTCCTAATAGTTTCTTAATATTAAACATTTTTCCTCCTTTCTAGATGCTTCCTGTAGTTGTTGATGATCGCAGTTTCGCTGGCACGCTCTTTTACAAGAGTGAATAGTGATTCATCGTAGCAATCTTTCATCATAACCTGAATGATAGTGTGGGGCTTATCCTTTAGGTCTATGGTGGTTGCTGTGAATCTATTCTCTGCTTGATCAACATCCCCGTATGGGGGGTATATATCTAAGAAGATGGCTACTTCGGCTTTGTCGAGTGTCAGTGCTTCTTTACCAGCTTGGGTGTTAATGAAGAGATGTTTAATCTCTCCAGCTTGGAAACTCTTTCGTAGTATGTCTCTCTGTTTTCCAGAGGTTTCACCTATGATGCAGTTTTTTGTGTTTAGAGTCAGACAGAGAGATTTTATATACTGAGTGAAACTAGAGAATATGATGATTGATTTGTCCTGGTTGTCTGCTAGATAGGTCAATAACCAGTCTGTTTTAGGGGACGTGCCCAATAATCCTACTAATTTGGGATCGTTGGCAATCTGTCTTTCTCGTATCAATTGTGTGAGAACATTCTCTACAATTATGTGATTTGTTTCAAAGTCTTCTCTTAGCTCTTTTAGATACTTTTCTTGAGCTTCTGTTAAAGGTAGACGAATGATTTGATAATCCTTATCAGGAAGCCACTCCATTACATCTTTTCTCTTATGTTGAACAGCAATACGGTCTATGAATTCAGGTAATTCATACTTATTGTTAAGGTCGCCTATTTCTGTGTAGGTTGTTCCTAATCCATAGTTGTGCTGTTCGTAGGTTTTAAAGTAGTAGTTGATGAATCTCCAGTATCCTGTAAATATTGTAGGGTATAAAAAGTGCAGAATGGAGTAAACATCCTGTAGGTGGCCATGGGCTGGAGTTCCTGTTAATACATGTCTATTAGGGATTTTATTTAAAGCAAATACTGCTTTAGCTTGTAGAGACTTATGATTCCGAATACGATGAGCTTCATCCACGATGATTCCATCAATGTTGTTTTGTTTCAAGATGTCGGACAATAGTCCGGTTATTTTACCGTTGCGGGTAACTAATTTTAATGAGTCATAGCTTATGATTAAGGCTGTTACTGATTTTCCCCACTGATCATAAATAAGGTCGTGTTTTGTTTTAGGTTTTAGTTGGGGGTCTAAAACTTCTGCGTTTTCCTGATACCATTTCAAGACTTCATCTTTCCATTGGTATAGTGAGGCTGCAGGGGCTATGATTATTATCTTTTTTAATCCCTTGGCTTTGAAGGTCCGTAAAGCTGTTGGGGTTTTTCCTGTTCTGGGTTCTGAAAGATTCGCTGAGGCGACTCTATTAGTAAGTAGATTAACATCATCTACTTGATAGGGTCTTAAGCCTGCAGTGTATAATTCTGGAACTTGTGATGGTTGCTTCTTAGGCATGAAGTCATATGGAACTCCATATTTTTGGTGGGCGAAGTGTGTATAGGGGATTATCTCTAATCCCTCGAACCTACCTACGCCAATAGGGTCTTTAGTCTGCAACGATATCTTTAATGGCGTTGCGGTCAGCACGTATGACATTTGTGGCGTGTTCCTCCTGGTCGTTTAATGGGATATAAGCATAAACGAAAATTGGACCTCCATCATCTCGTGTAGTTTTTTCTACTTGAGATGACAACGCGTTTATTAACTGAGGTATTCCTGTAGACTTGGCATTAGAACTAGAGTTGAGATCTTTCATCAAGCCACGCAAGGTTGCTTGTTGAATCAGTCTCATTTCAGAGGTAAGCCAATCTACTACAGCAGGATGAGTTAAAAACTTCTTCCAGCTAAGGGCATCAAAATGAGATGCTGAGCTTAGTTCATAGTGGGTTTTGAAGAAGGCGTCTGGGATAGTATTAAACTCTTCCTGCATTGCTGTAAGCAAATCTTCATCTTCATTGAATGCGATATTCATCATTGAACAGTTCTCCTAGAAGTTTCGTGAACTTCTCTACCTGTGAGTAGTATTCTGTTTTAATTCTTGGTAAGTATTCACCTTCACGGTGCTCTACGTATCTAAGATAATTATACACAGTATTAGGGGAAATGTCTAGGATGGAACAGATTCTTGACACAGAGTAATTGTGTCTGTAGAACATTACGGCAATCTCAATACCGCTTGGAGCAATTTGTGAGTTTGCTGCTCGCATGTTGGAGATTACTGATTTGATTAGAACAACGCTGGTGTCAGATGCTGAGCATATAGCATCAAGCATGTCATAAGTTGTGGTCTTATCTCCCATAACTTTAAAGATATGTTCCATAATGACATACATCTTAATTTCTACAAGTCTGCGTTGTTCTTCTGCTGATAAGGCGTTTAGCTGGATCTTTTTATTCATAATTCTCCTTTGTTTTGTAGCCCACTTGAAAGACTTCGGGACCGCTAGTGGACCGCGCGGGCGAAGAGGTTGGTGAAACCAAGCCCGACCATCTGGAATCCGGTGAGGATCTATGTTGCACAGAGTGCATACAGAGATCCGTTCGGATTTCCAGATGGTGAGAAGGGCTTGAGTGTAACCACTCTCTTTGCTGCGCAGGTCCGCGCTATTGGCAATACTGTTCATCTGAGATTGTCAAGATGCGTTATTTTAGCTGGGCTACTTTTAAATATGCTATCCTCTTGATAAACTTCGGATCCAGAGCTGTAGAGGGCCGAGATCCAGAGGGTGACTGCCGGAGTGTCTGCTCGTAGGGCTGTCTTTGACAGACCGGAGGAAGACATGCAGGCGTGACCCGTAGGATCATGGCCTCGTAAGCTCATTCACGACATTGTTCACCTGTTCGACTAGCGTAACAGGGCACTTCCTTTCCTAACTAGCAGGTGGATTAGCGTTTTTGTCAAGATAGCTTAGGGGTTAATCAAATCTGTGATTTCTCTTCTATACTTCCTACCACAGAATCTGTTTAGCCCTTCATAATATTCAGGTTCGATGTCATGCAGATAGTTGAATAGGCCTACGATACTCGGGTCATTCGCTGCAAGTTCTCCCTGAGAAATCTGGAATAGAATACACTTTAATCTGTGTTTTAACTCATGGCCTAAGGTAATCTTATTTTCCTTATTCAACATGAGTCCTAAATTCCAGTTGTTTCCATTTCTATTACCATAACGGGTCTTCTCATTCTTAAGCTCAAATGGGTAATCTAGTTTTACGAAGTATTCTTCTATCTTACCTGTAATGTCTTTAAATCGGAATCCATCTACTTTAGATATTAGTATATCATCAGCGTAGCGAGTGTATACAAAATTCCATTGCTCTGCTAGTGATGCCATCTCATAATCGAAGGGGATCATGATGAGATTGGTTAAGAAAGGGGACAATGGTGTTCCTTGTGGTAGGCCATCATCCAATGCTGCGAATTTTGCTAGTTCTCTTACTAGTGTCGGATTGTGATTTAATGGGAATATTTGGTCTAATTGACGAATAACTAATTCTTCTGAGCAGTTGTCAAAGAATCCTTTGATGTCTACTTTTAGGAAGAACATTGAGTTATTTTGTTGGTGTTGCTGAATGGCATGTTTTGTAGATTTTGCCGGAACATACGCGAATGCTGCCTCATGGGCTTTTAGGTTAATCGTGTGTTGAAGATTGTAAAGAATAGATGAGTATCGTTCTTTTAGATCTTTATCTGGTGCTTTGATTGTTCTAAATCCACCTGTTGCTTTAGGGATTTGGAATATTTCAAAATGGTCTTTCTTTGTTCCTTCATAGGTATGATTGTAGGTTTTAATTTGGTCTTCTAAGAATCCCATAGACATGAGCATGTGGTCAGTCGCTTCGGTGCTGTTGACTTTTACTGTTTTTGTCTTCCTTACTATGGCTGAAGGAGCAACATTAAGGATTGCTTGGGATATCTGTGCTAAGGTTGTAGCACTTTTGGTTACTTTTGACTTCGTTAAGTATGTAATGTATGGCATGGTGTTCTCCTTTGTGGTGGTTTGTAACAACCTCAAAAATCACGGCAGTGATCTCTGGATTAGTTTGCGATGAGCTAATTAAATTTATATCCTGTGCTGTAGGAACCGTGAAGTATCCAATTGCCAGCGGGATTGTCATCTAATTGTCGCCTCGACATCTCCTTTTCTTAGTAATTTGGCATTCATGACGCCGGAATCAGGATCCTGGTCCCGGGGAAGGACGGGGATGCGTTCGTCGTGCTGCCTTATCATTACTAAACTCCTGAGATTTTCTAGGAGCATTTAACCTGGTGGTAAGTTAAATCTTTGGCGTTGTTACTAATAATTAAATGCGTTAAACTTAAAAGTCATTAAGTCTAAAAAGATTACTTGTTTTGTTTCTGATTCTTTGATGTATGCCATGAAGTTCATGACAGCAGAGGAAACAAGTGTTAGGATTACTGGAGCTACAGATAAAGTAGTTCCACATACGCTAACAGGTGTTTGGTCCTCTGCATCAGTGAACTGCATACTTTGTAGGAAGATTTTGGCAGACTTAATATCTTGCCAGTCCGCAAAGTATGCTTGTCCGTCGGTTAATCGCATTCGGATATCTAAGAAGACATCTATCTTGCCATTAGCCATATTCGCTTCTACGATTTTTCTTCTTGTATTGATACTATCAACGCAGAGGAAGACGGCTCCATTAAGGGGCTGAGTCTCGTATCTCTCATACTTCGTAAGCTTCAGACTTGGGTTGATTGTTTTGAGGTGTTCCTCTAGTGCTTGTGTTTTCTTTTTTCCCAAGTCTGGATACGTGTATAGTTGATTAGTGATGTTACCATCTTCAACAATATCAAAATCGTAGATGTGAAGGTTATCAAAGCCTAGTCGTGTTAGGACTTCGGCGACCCGCGACCCAATCGCCCCCACACCGATGATGTGGATGGGTTTGGGATAATCTGTAGGTTGTATGAATTCAAGGTGTTTATTTAGGTTCATGTTGGATACTCCCTGTGGTAGACTTCATCATAAGCATCCTCTATTCTTGACTTTATTGAAGTGGCAGGAGTAGGGGTGTATTTGTATGTGTATGTAGTTACTTTTTCTAACTGCGATGTATACCAATCTGATAAGCTGAAGAATTTGTTATAAGCGAATATCTCGTAGTTCAAATCTAAGTATAGGATATTTGATCGCTTATTGTAGAATCTCCAGTGGATGTCTCCACGCTTGTTTATGATCATGAATAGGTAATAGTCTTGGACTTGTCTTACTAATTCATCATAGTAAGATAGGTCTGTTCCTGATGGGCTTGTTCCCATGTTAACATGAGAGTGCCCTTGCATTCTTATGCTCTTTACATTTTCTTTGAAGCTCATCATCCATTCTGTATAGCGTTTTTCATCTGCGTCTACAGTTGCTGCTGAGACTTGCTGAGGATAAACCATTATGTCTGTGATGAGATACCTTCCATCTTTTTCTATTACATATCCATGCCAAGCAATTTCTTTGTCTGAGCCCATGACTAGAGTTAAGATCTTTGTCCAGGCAAGAGGAGTTATTGCTATTTTTACATCGGGTGCTTCAACAGGCTCAAACAGAGTGCTGAGGTTAATCGTAAACATTTTTGAGTCAGGTATTTCAGCAGTTGTTAGAACTTCTTCGATGTATTCTTTTAATCGTTTAGGATCTGCTTTTTGCTTTATGATATACTCTTTTCTCATAGTAGTTCCTCTGTTTCTTGTTTGTTGTATTCATGCCATGTAGTGTATGTTCCATCTGGAAGTAGAATTGGCAAAATCTTTGCGTCTGATGAGCGTCGTAGGTATTTATTCTCAAAGCTACCTCTTACAGCATTGTCTGCTAGATTTAATTGGGTTGCTGTTAAGATACACTGTAGTGCTACGACTACCCAATTCTTTGCGTTTCTGGCTCTGGCTATGGCGTCTTTGTTACTACCCATACATCCGAAATCTCTTAAGTGATGATTAGGTGTGAACTGCAAGTCAGTAGCGTAAGGGAATTCTTTGTAGCCTATTGAGCTATCTCTATTAGGAATCATAGGAACTATAATACTGTATCCTATTAGGCATTTGAATTTCTTGTCAATGATTCCTTTGTAGAATTTGTAGTATTCTTTGTTGTTTATGAAGTTTGTTTTTACTAAGTCTGGGTCTAGTGCCATGTTTCCAATTACATGGAAAGTAAGACACGGGTATCCATTACCTGTAGATTCAAATGATATGAGTTGTAGTTCTTCAAAACTGTTTAGAGAGTCTGTTATGCTGGTGTAATCCGTTTCGTCAATGAAGGGTTGTATTTCTTCTAGTTGTATTGCGTATCTCTCTGAGCTTAGTCGGTCTAGTTTAGCAAGGAGGTCTGCATACTGTCCTTCAATGTTGCTTATCTTTTGTTGTCTTAACAGTTTTTCTAATTCGTTTTGTTTTTCTGTCTCTTCTTTTAGGTATTTTGCTAATGGGTTATCGCTTAATGTTGGGCATACTAAATGAGCACTGCTTAGAATGTCTTTTAGTAAGGCGATGTCTGCTGGGTTTTGGTATAGTTTATTAGATGTTTTTGCTAAGTCGTATGCTTTTTCAAGAGCAGGGGCTATTGCTGCTGGAAAGTATTCTTCTACTGGATAGACAGATGCTAATACTGTTTGTAATTGAATAAGCAGAGGGTATACTACTTCAATTACTCTAGGGTCAACAACATCATAAGATTCTCTCATGGTTATGGCTATTAGAATTGTTTTTGCTTTTTCACAATACAATGCTTGTAGTTGGTCTTCTGCGTATCCTGGGACTTGGAATAGTTTAGAGATATCTGTGACTTCTTTTCCTACCCATGTTCTGAAGTCTGATCCGGTTCTACGGTCTAGTTCTTCTTTCATATGTTGCTTTAAAGTAGGTAGGCCCATATCTCTTTGACTGATGACATTTAGAAATACTCTGAATGTGCTATTGCTGTTATTTATAGAGTTGTCTAGATGTTTCTCATACAACAAACGGTAAGTAGAGTTGTTTCTTCCGCGTGAGAAATAGAACTCATACATGTTGTTTTGTATGAGATTCATAAGAGGGTCTAGAGTTTCAAATAATCCTTCTCTGTGGATAACATTCATGACATTATAGAAATTTCCAGATGTGTTGAGAGGCAATACATTTTCTATGAATTGTGTAATCTTTGATTTGGTAATTAGTTTGGCATCCATGATGTTCTCCTTTAGTTTTAGTTAGTGCAGAGGGGAATATTGCAATTCCCATAGCGGTGAAAGGGGCAGTGAAAGAGAGATTTATTTCGCTATCGTCGTTGCTCTGCATAGGGTGGAAGTAGGTGGGTGGGGGAACCTCTACTTCCATAAGGTTGGAGTGATGGTTAGTCACTCCTGGTGTTCATAGTGTCTAAGCGTTTTTGGCGTTTACAACACTGAAAAGACGGCAATCGTTACCAGATACTAAGTCCCCGAAGGTCTTGTCCTGTTCGGCTGCTGTGAGGCTCTTACCATCTAGCTGGATGGAAGCTCCTTGGCTACTCATCTGATTTGCCGTGAGGAAATCAGAGATTTTTGTAGTAGACGGAATGATCTTGTCGAAGTAATCTACGGTTGTCCCCGCAGTTACTTTAATGGATCTTGCGTCCATTAGGCGACTTCCTGAACTTCGATATCGTCGGCAGCAGTGCCAAAATCTACGAGGGCTTCTGCAACTTGTGCTTCCAACTTGCTAAGTTGGGTGAGAGCGATGAAGTTATCTCTCTTGAAATCTTCTGCTGTAACAGGTTTTGGAGCGTTGATTACGATGTCCATTTTTTCGTGGACTGTTACGCCGTAATCACTTAGGGTTGGATTGCCAGATGACAATGATGCTTTAAAGGTCTCGTTACCTTTTTCGTCATGCAATGCCAAAGCAGTAGGTCTTACCTTCGCCAATAATGCGACGGTTTTTGCTTCAATCGTAGTGGAAATCAATACGACTTGAGCGCTAATAATCTTAATAAGCATTTTCTCTACCTCCTTGTAGATGTATTTGTCCGTTGGTATCTTTCAACCAACGCCACAACCAAGCGTCACCCCCGTGTAAAGGGCAATAAAGCAATAATTCTGTCGATATCTTTGTTTACTGTTTCTTGGAAAACGACATCTCTTTTTCGTCTGTTGTAGATGTATTGAGATATAGTTGGGACAGTTACAAAATATCTGTGAGCGTAATTCTTTAATCCACCGTAATGTTCTGCGAGTGCTCTTGCTCTTAGGTGTGAGTGTTCCTTCTCTAAGATAGATAGAGTGAGGGACATTGCTTCTATTCGTGAGTCTGCTTCCATATTGTAGACTTTATCTTCAATGTGGTTGCGTTCTAGATCGTGCTTATATGTGCGGGCCATTCTGAGATATGTATTTGTTAACTCGATGGCATTCTTGATGGTAATAATATCCTGTTGGTTTACTTTGGGTAAGACTCTTGGGTCTGACATATTACATCCTTTCTAATAGTTGTCCGCATGATGTGCAGAAGAATTTCTTTCGTTTTTCTAAGTATCCGAATGGTTCTTTACAATCAGGGCAGCAGGTTTCTATTGTTGGTTTGGATATGCCTCGTTCTATGGCTAATTCTATCTTCTCTACTACATCTAGAATCCAAGCGTATTGAATCTTATCTGTAAAGAATTCTTCTTTTTCTACTGGGTCTAATGCTGCGATGTCTGATGGTGTATCCATCTTAGGATCATAACTCTCTAATGAATCTAGTAGGAATTCTTGAGCCGTCTCAAGAAGTTCGAGCATATCCTTACCAGTAACCACCGGCTCGGAAACTGTAGTGGTAATCGGGTTTGTCTGCATATTGGGCACTCCTTTCCGTTTATGAATTGCGTTGTGTTCCCACATGTTGGGCATGTAATTGGTTTATTCATATAGATCCTCAATCAGTGTTGGTTTATCATTAGTCCATTGAATCATAGTGAATTGATTACAATCTACTAATTCTAATGCTTCATCAGCTGAGACCCACACTGTTTCTGTTTTGGTAGGCTTGGTAGTAAATACGCAGAGAGATTGGTCTCTGTTTCTTGCGATATATTTATACTTTGGATCGGTCAATTCAAGGATGATTCTAGCTGCTCTGTGTAGTGGCATTATCTCCATCATCCCTTCTAGTTAATACGGAGATTTTCTCTCCAATGAGTGTGATTATATCATTGTCCATGGCAATGCGTCCTTTGATTCCTATTAAGGTTCCTATTTCACATGTATCATTGACATTTTCAATCATTCCACGCCATAGGTGGACCGGTAGTATGTCTGTCTCATAGTTTCCATGGCTGTTCTTGAAGGATCTGTCTACCTCTACTAATATTGTAGGCTCATCTGCTGTCATGTTAGGCATTGCTGTTAGTTTGCCTACAATTATTATTTGGTTGAGCATGGTTCCTCCTTGGGTGGATAGACTAAGAGTTCAATCTCTTTTTCTATGTCTATCATTCCTTTGATTAAGAAGTCATCGAATGCTGGGCAGTCTGAGCGCTGTAAGGCTTTGTCTTTGCTGTCATAAGCATATAGTAGGCTTCTTATCTTTCCAAAGTTGGGATTGCTTCTATCACATGCTCTTGAGAGGTTGTTTAGTTTTTCATTTAATTGATCAAGTTCTTTGGTCATCTCAATGAATTTCTGTTTGTCTTCTTGTTGTTTTACATAGAGTTCAAATAGTTGTTCGTTTAGAAATTGTAATTCTTTCTCATGTGATGCTAGTTGTTTTTTGCTAAACATTATTTGTATCTTCCTTTCTGCCATTTGATGTAATGTGCAATTGATAAGATAGTATATGCAATGAATAAGATGAGGGCTGTAGATAACATTGCTATCATAAATCCACCTACTAGCATTTTTGCTATTTCCATCTTGCTCTCCTTTCAATGGGGCACAACCAACCCCTACAACCGTGTCTTGATAAGCTGAGAGACTGGACTGTTGTATTGGATTATTGAACTCTTTAGACTAATCAAAAAAAAGGATAAGATGTTCTCTTACCCTTTTTTAGTTATTGTTAGGCTTTTACTTCTTTATCTTCTACAGTGATTGCTTCATGGAATGCTAAGTTCAATCCATAGTCATTGTAACTGACTACTGTGAAGAGTTGGTCTGATGCTTGGCATAGGTTAAGCAATGTTCCTAAATCAGTTTCTGCTTCTAAGCCTAATTGTTGTCTTAATGCTTTGCCTGTGTAGTCCATTGATTTACCTGGAAATACATTGTGGCGGATGATTCTGTCTGGGAATTTGAGGGATAGTTCTACATATCCCCCCTTATCGTTGACAACTTCTTTGAATGATACTAATTTGATCTGATACTTACCTGCTGTAAGTTTGGCTAAAATCGTAGTGTTTAGTAATCCCATTTGATGCTCCTTTTCTGTCTTTGGTATGTTTCAACCAAACGACGCACAACCTAGTCGCACAACCGTGTTACGGTATCCCGTATGTAGGAAGTGGTTGAGGTTGTTATCTGTAAAATTCTGGAAGTAAATCTGCTGGTGTGAATTCTCTGAGTTCATCCATGATTGCTTCTTTGCCGATGGATGTGAAAATTGTGTCGTCATAGATTGATGTTCCTGTTTCGATATTTGAATATGCTGGTGCTATGCCTAATTCCATAAACCATGAATAAATCTGCTCATCTTGAGGCATTCTAACAATTGGTTCTTTGATGTTAATGTATGCTTCAATTTGTTCCCATGCGTGTTCATCATTGCTATCCATTTCATATGCTTCGCACAATGGTCTAAACATTGCGTAATCTAATGGAAAGAACTCTTTGAGTGGTTTGGCATCGTGTGATGGTGACCATTCTGTTTCTACTTGGCTCATTACCATTTTGTAGTAATCGTAATCAGATGAGGCACTGGCTTGTCCTGTTCCCCATGAATCAACTATAGGATATGAATTGTTCATTGATGTTCTATCTGTGAAGGTAGATGGAAAGATGTGCATTTGAGGTGTTAAGATATACATTCTGAAGTAATCTTTAGGTTGATACGGTGCGTTAGGAATTAAGATTTTGATAACTAATTGGTCTACATAGTTGCGTGGTGTTCTCTTCGCGACAACTGCTTTGTTGTATGCTCTTGTCTCTGTTGTTATGTTTCCATTATGGTCATCAACAAATACTGTTTGTAATCTTGTGACCATCTTAACATTACGGTCATACTTCTGAGACATAAACCATGAAATTAACTGCTTAGTTGCGTATGATGCTTTCTCCTGCTCAACTACGATAACTAACTGCTTAATTCCTGCCATTGTTGAGGCTAGAAGTTTGAGTGCCTCATTCATGTCTGTGTCACCTTTGCTATACCAAATCAATGCTGGTCTTCTAAGCGTGGTATGAGGTAGAGTAAACATTCCTGTCTTCATTTGTTATCTCCTTTCACTGAGATTTGAATAATGTTGTCTGTTGGATCTTGCTGGTAATCATCATCTAATTGTCTTAGTTCTAATTCTAATTGTTCTGTTGTATGTGTATTGTAGAACGCTTCTTCCTTTTCCCAATCTGATTTGATGTCTTGAATGAGTAGAAATGCCATGTATGTTGCTGAATGGCATTCATCGTAATAGCACCAAATTGCGTAAGTCTGTTCATCGTGTGTTCTGTATTCAACTGCGACTATCTTTTCAAATGTATAGATGAAGAATCTGTTATTTTTGAATTTGCTTTGCTTAAGCAATTTACCGTGGTCTTTAGGGATACTTATACAATGAGTGTAAGTATCCCATGTTACTGGAAATAAATCGTTTGCTGTTGGAGGCGTGAATGGTATTCTCATTAGTTACATCCTTCCGTTTGGATGACCACATGATGGACATTCATATATCTTGCTGTATCCTGGTATTTCATCACCTTTGAGTAATACTTCTCCACATTCATCACATTCACCTACAATGTCTTCTTTATTCCATGGTGTGTAATCTTCATATACACCTACAATTGCTGGTGGAGGTAATTCTCCTAAGTCATCTTGTATTCTTTGAGTCTCTAATAACATGTCAAAATATTGATTATAGTCATTTGGAAATATTCTACACCATAGTTTCTTATACCATACACTGCGTCTGATTGCTTTGAATGCTGTTGCTATTCCTGATAAGATTAATGATACTGCTATTGTTATGATAAGAGGTATTACTACTAAGATTATGAAGATGAATATTCTCTGCTCTAATGTTGATTTCATTTGTGTTGTTTGCTCCTTTCACTTGTGAAAATCATATATGTGAACAATTTATTATGCAAAAATTGGTGCTCTGTGGGAATTTTCCCTTTTCATTTTTTGAAAAAATGTGCGTTTTTGAGTAATTAATTGATGAGTGTTTTGCGTAATAATTAATTATTACTCAATATGATGATTAATTAATTATGTAAATATTAATATTTTTTTTTTGAAATTTTTTAGAAAATATTTTATAAACCTGATTTTGCGTAATGATTATGAATAATTGCTCAAAATCGTGAAAATCGTAAAGTTTGTGAACGGTTTGTATTCCTTTGACCAAATCCACATATCTAGCCACCAAATATGCCTTAATCCTAATAGGTTGAGTGACTGTATAGATAGGGAATTGTTTAGTTCGGCGAAGCCGTTGCTTAGTTAACACGAAGTGTTTTTGTTTTGCCTTAATCAAATAAAATAAAAATACCACATTCTTGTATTCGTTTTGTGATTGAACTCGGATCACTGACAAGAAAAAAAACAAGGTTTTAAGCCTTGTTCTTTTCATGAAATGATATATTCAATCCATGTTTTTCATCCATGGAAGTGATGACAAAGATTTCTTTATCCTTAACGCTGTTAAGAATATCAATCGCTGTCATCTCGGTGTTTGATTTTCCTAATTGGTTTTTCAAACAACCTAATAGATAACTCAATTGATTAGGGAACCAATTGGTTTTCATTGTTCTGTCGGAAAATTGAAGAGTTAGTTCAATGTAACCGCCATTAGGATTGATGACTTCACGGAAATCAACAACCTTAACAATGTGTTTCCCCATCATTAGAGCCTTCTTTGATACTGTGTTAAGCAAGGAAAATTCAGACATATTAAATACCTTCTTTCTGCCCCAAAAGGCAACCATTCCCTATCACGGCTAGCTTGCGACGACGTGATATAAGGAATAAAAATTTTAACAGATATCGAAATTAATCTTTCGCTTTGTATTGTATTGTAGGGGGTGGCCTTAAATTTTTAATTTTTGGCTTTATCCTTATATATACATATATACGATTAGTATCTTTCCTTCCCGTTCATCTCATGTTATAATAATTACAGAAGCAGGGAGGCTTTAAAAATGATTAAATTAGAAGTAACACAGGATGGAAAATTGCATATAGAAACTACTAAGGATTACTCGATCAACGACTTCACATTGCTATTGCTCAACGCAGTTCTTACATCAGCTAGAGATGCGATCTCACAAGCACCAGCAGGTAAAGAAGAAGACTACAAAAAGAATGTATACGATATGCTGAATCTACGGTTCACGGGTGTACTTGAAACACTGGCACCTGAATACGAGTTGAGACCAGGGCTTACTGAAGAGGCCATTATGAAGGCAGAGAATGAGATGATGGCTGAGGAAACGGCTAAAGCTAATGCGATGTCCAAGATGTCAGAATGAGGTAAGGCTGGCTGAAAGCTTTCTCGGGGGGCCATGTTTAACATGGTACGCCTGTGTAAAGTGCAACACCTATATTCACACCTATATCCCTTTAAAACACCAAGCGGAAGTCCACAAAGACTCCCATCATGTTATTGGTAATTTTGGAGGGTACGGGACAGGGAAGACAACGACTGATAGGGAAGAGATTGTTAAGCATATCCTGATCACCCCTAATGCGAATATTCTTGCTGGAGCCGGCGTCCAATCGCAATATGAACAGACACTTAAACGAGAATTCGAAATGGATATTCCCAAAGCCTTTGTTCGTGATTACTCTGCCCAGAAGCAACACATGGACTTCATCAACGGTGCGCGTCTTATGTGGAGGCCGTTTGACGATCCTAACAAAATACGATCCTACACCATTTCGATGGGAGTTCTATTGGAGGCATCTGAAATAAAGGGTGAGGTATACCAGCAAGCACGTACGCGTCTGCGTAACATGTCTGCGACTATTCCTTATTACCACGAAGATGGATCTATAGTTTACGAGATCATTAAGGGACGCAAAGTCCCAAAGATACACTACGACTGGCGTAAGCTATTCGTTGAATCTAACCCGGACTCAGGGTGGATAAAGTCTGAAGTACTGCTTAGGTCAGAAATGATATCGCAGTACGAGACTAGCTGGAACTACGTTCAGGATCCTGACAACGTAGACAAGGACATTTCTTCTCACGTAGCTGCGACATCATCTAATCCGATGCTGCCGGTTGGGTTTGAAGACGGTCTAAGACGCTCTAACCCCGATTGGTGGGTAAAAAGGTATCTGGAAGGTAGCTTCCAATACTCAGAAGGCTTAGTTTACCCAGGGTATGGAGGAGTTGTAGTACCATCGTTCCCGATTCCGAAGAATTGGAAGCGGATGATAGCATTCGACTACGGTATTGCAGACACAGCAGTCTTCTTATTTGCAGCGATAGACCCAATTACGGGGAATATATTCATTTATAAGAACGTTTTCGGGAAAGATCGCAACATTGAGAAGCTCGCACAGATGTATAAACTACATTCCGCAGATATTCCGTCTGGTGGGATGTACGGGAGCCCTTTAATTGATCCTAAATCAGGGCCAAAGCGTGATTATAACCTAAAAACGCTCGCTGACCACTTCATGGATCAAGGAATTAGCTTCCAACCAGGGCAAATCAACATAGATGCACGCATTATGCGGACAAACACCTATATTGAGTCTGGTAAAGTGAAGATATTCGACGACTGCACCTTCCTAATAAGGGAGTTATCTACATACAAGTTCCCAGAACGCACGATGTCAGACCCCAATAAGAAGATCGACAAGCCAGTAGACAAAGACAACCACGCAATCAACTGCATGGAATGGATATTGTCTGAACTGCCCGCCGATCCAAGGCAAGTCCTGGGTGCAGTTTATAATCCTAATTGGAGAAGAGTAGAAGATAAAGAACCGGATGTGTGTTGGCAATTGTCTGACACGACTGACGACCAGTTCAGAAAGGATGCTACACAATGGTGGCGTTAATATTAGAAACATTAGCTGTGCTGTTATTGGCATATATAGTAATCTGTAAGAAACCTATTAAGATTGAGTTTACAATCAATCTAAACACGAATTATGCTCATGTTGGCCAAGAATCAGTAACTACATTGGCCAAAGAGGACCGTCCAGATCCGTTTGCTGACGTATCGGACGCGGAAAAGAAGTACTACGAAGAGAGTATGAACATGATCTCGGTTATCAACAGAGTACTAAGTGGTGAAAACATTGAAGATATCATTCCTAAGAAACCGGAGGTTAGAGAATAATGGCAAAAGAGAAAGAAGTAGAAATAGGCATCCATGGTTTGGAACTGCCTAAAGGAGTCACTCTACAAGATCTCCAGGACAACTGGAACACTGCAGACTCAGAATACGGGCCTGCACGTAGACGTATCAGAGTATTGGATATGGCGGACACAGGAAGAATCTGGGACATCATTACCCAGCAATTCCCGTCTTTCCAGATCACACCAGATACTAACTACGTCAACTACGTTAAAGAGAATATTCTAGCATCGGTCTACACTGTTGGCAGAGCAGCGTCCCTATTCCCACGTAAGTTAGCGGATAAGGAGACAGTTGATGGAGTCAACAGAGCGTTAGATACTATTTGGGGAGTCCTCGACGTTCCTAAATATCAGCTTAAAGCAGGGGAGCGTGCGGCACTCACCAATCTAGGTATTACACAGGTTGGGTGGAAATCCGATATAGTTGGAGGAACAAAGGACGCGTTCTATAAAGGGGACGTTGTATTTAAAAACATTGATCCTATCAACTACATGCGTGATCCGTATGCAGACAGCTTAGATGCTGCTGCGTATGTTATCTATTTTGAAAACTACCATAAGACTGTTCTTATGGCGGATCCTGATTATGCGAAAGTACTTAAGGGTAAAAACCTGGAGTCTATTTCGGATAGTATTGGGTACAAGAGAGAAACAGGTGCTAACCCTAGCTCCATGAAGAACTATTACCGATTGGCAATCCATTGGGTAAAGGTCTACGACGAGGAGAAGGAAAAAGTGGTGATCCATGAAATTCACACTATTGACACTAAGTTTGTTCTATTTGTTAAACAGGATATTCAGCCATCTGTTTTTCCGTTCTCTGAACTCTATTCGAGCGTTCCTGTTAAAGATCCGATTGGCGTTTCTGAGCCTTCAAAGATACTCTCTAGTTCCATTGTTCTTAATCTGCTCGATGGTATCGTCGTTACTCATGCGTATAAAGCAGAGAGACCGCCGAAATTAGTTTCTGATTCAAGTGGGTTGAACCTAAGAGCGTTTAGGGAATACGGCAATGAACCAGACATGGCGTTCACCGTAAGAGGCGATGCGTCTAGAGCTGTTGAGTACATCACCTTCCCACCTTTACCACAAGGATTAGATATGGTTTCACAAAGGTTGAATCTAGCTATTCAGCAAATGAGTGGGATCGACGCTAAGTATACAGGTAAGGATACAGGGTCTATCTTAACAACTGGTGGTATTGACTCAATGTTGGCGCAGGCTACAATGAGAGACACAACCAGGATCAAGTTGTACGAAGAGTACACACGTAAGTTGACATCTCTGGTTCTTCAATACCTTATTGAATACGGGGACAAGAGAAGTTATGCTATCCAACCTAAGAATAGTCTTGAGATGGTTGATGTAGAAATCGACTTTAAGAACATTAGTGCGGATACCTTGTTTAATTATCAGATCAACATTGATGCAGAGACTCCTAGAAACAAAGCAAGAATTGCGGCCTCCGCAGATGCTATGTTAGAGAAGTCAATGCAGTATCAAGCTAACCCAGCTATTATGACTGTAGAAGAATGGTTAATGTACCAAGACTTCCCACAGAAAGATCTTATTCTCCAACGTTTGAAGATAGATCGAGAATCTAATATGACTGAACAGGTAGCACAGATTGTTTCAAGTTTCGCTAATTTAGTGCAACAAGGAATGGATCCAAATCAAGCCATCAATACCGTTGTCGAGCAGTTGCAACAGCAACAAGATCCCAACGCGCCTCAGCAAGCTGCCCAAGCTGCACCACAGCCAACACAGATGATGCCTCAGCAAGGTGGGGGAATGCCTCCCGGACCTGGACAAGGTATGATGTAAGAAGAGCCACAAGGCTCTTTTTATTTATCCTAATTCGTAGTATAATAGGATTACAAGGAGGTACCTACCATGCCTGATGTTGCGCAAAGACTAGTTGGTGAAACGGAATTAAGAGCAGTTATTGCTGCTTTGGAAGCACGTATTGTGATTCTTGAAGCGTCGCTTGCTGACGGTGGTGCGATTGAAGATCGTATTGCTGTTTTAGAAGCTGCTTAAGTTTCGATTATGATCTAAGAAGAGGAGAAATCCTCTTTTTATTTCGATTACATTTGCAACATCACATAATCTGTTGTATAATAACAGTAGATAAGTAGGTCTCCACAACCTTAATGTGTGTAACTTATCGCCCCCGGAGAGATCGGCGCTCCATAGGAGGATAAAATGCCAGGCAAAGATGACGATTTCGCAGGTTTAGCTAAAGAGATGGGGTTATCGGAACCAATTAAAGCGGATCCAATACCAACACCAGCTCCTACACCAGCACCCCAGGTGGATCCAGAACCTATCACCGAACCAGAAGTAGAGGATGTTGTCATTGACACTGAGCCTGCTCCTATCGTTGAACCAGTTAAAGATCCTGTACCCGCACCAGTTGATCCAAAAATCAATCAGGCTATGGCCGAACAACGTGTACAAAATAAGAAGTACAAAGACGCAATCAAAGCTGCTGCGACAGCTGCGAACCTAAGCGAAGATGAGTATCTGGCTAAAATTCAGTCTGATGCACTAGTAAAACGTGCTGAAGACCAGAAGATACCCCCAGAGATGCTGCGCCGTATGGAAGCGTTGGAGGCTGAAGTCAATCAGAGTCGAGAGGCTCTAGCACAACAACACTTAAGTCAGCAATTCAGCAAGGTACAAAGTACCTTCGGTATTTCGGATTCTGAATTAACCGAGTTTGTAAACCAGTTGGCAACAACCGGACATAACTTCCAAAACACAAACGCAGACTATGAACTCCTGTATCGAGGGCTAAACCACACCAAACTCGTTGAAAAAGAACGACAAGCATGGCTAGCTGATACAAAACGAGCGCAAGCACAAGGATCTAAACCGACTGCCGCTACAGGTAGACAATCTCCAGAAGGATCAACTAAGATCAATAGTATGGAAGATATGAATGCTGTGCTCGAAGATTATTTTAAGAAGTAAACAGTTACACACACATTAAGGAAAGAGGAGGTGTACTATCATGCTATCATTAACAGACGTATCCACAATTGAAAGTGCAGCAGCGTATCTTAACACATACGGTGACAAAGTCCGTCCAGAATTGTTCTACGACAAGATCCTTTTGGACACCATTCAACTCGGTAAAGAACATTACGTTCATTATGGGTTGGCCGATCTAAAGCCTATCCAAGGCAAGGCAGAGAAGTTGCAGTTACGCAGATGGTCTCCGTTATCTGCTCATATTACCCCGTTATCTGAAGGGATCCCACCACGTTCTGACAGAGGTGCAATGGAATCTTGGGAAATTGGCGTAAATCAGTACGGCAGATACATGGAATTCACGGATAAAGTTGATTGGACCTTAATTGATCCTATCATCTCGCATTACACCCTGCAGTATTCTACTGTTGCAGTAGAAACCTTAGACCTCTTAGCTCGTGAAGCTTTGATGGCTGTTCCTAATGACTATTTCTCCGGTTCTGCCGCAGATATG